ATTATGAAACCTGGGAAGGCTTAGCCGATTCATCTTCAGACTTGAGCAGCCTATCATAAATAAAAGAATGACGATAATAAAAAAGCCCTGACAATAATTCAGGGCTAAATTGGTGATAGATAGGCTTTTCTTTATATTGAGCATCTTAAGGCTCCGGGTTCAGTTTAAATTTTAACTATGCTCAATATAACTCTAATCCTATTTTTGTCAAGCATTATTTTATTTAGAACTATTCTCTTCTGAACTCTTCCTTACCATATAGACGCTGGAAAATAAAAATATGGTATAAAAAAATTTGAGGAATTTAGAAAACCGGGAAAAAGAAGGCCGGTATTTTATAGATGTATTATGATTGAAGGATCATGAATCATAGTTCGAAGCTATATTGCGGAGTAATGGTGCGGATTTGCGGAAAAAAAATTCCTAACTTTTCATTCCTGCCACGCAGAAGCATTTTTTTTCTTCCTTGCCGTATTGCTAAATCCAAATACGCATAAAAATCAATGCTAAAATAATCAAATAAATCCTTGACATATACATATATATGGTATAATGGTATTACAATAATGTTCTTTGACAATTCGGGGATTCTCAGCAATACAACGGAAAGGAAAAATCAAATGCAAAAAAAATCCATCGTTGAATTGCTGGCAGAAGCAAAAGAAATAAGGAAGCAGGAAGCAGAATTAAAAGCAAGAATGAAAGAAAGTAAAAAAACTCTTGCTGTTGAATACCAGGATAATCTTTCTGCTGAGGAAAAGCAGAAGCAAATTGCTGAAGCAGAAAAAATCCTGAATACTGCGAAAGCAAAAGCAGTTTCTTTACGCGAAGATTTCAAAAGAGCAATGAAGCAAATCAGAAATGATGTTGCTTTCGCAAAAGAAATCCTTGCTTTCGTTAATTACAAACAAAACAATTCCTTGCCGAAGGAAAAAAATTCTTTTCGCATTGAAAAGAATATCCTGAAATTCAATAGAGAAGGAATTAAAGAAATCTCTATTGATGTTTCCAAATCAAATTGGAAGCAATCATTCAAGGAAGAATTAAAGAAGCAAGGAATTAACGGCGAAAATCGTGTTGCCGATAATATCGTATATAAAGCAACGCAATTGCTCGCCACGCATAACGCAGAATAAAAAATGAATTGCTGGGAATTCCGCAGAATTGTAGCAAGGAGCAGAAAAGATTTAATACTTTTCTGCTTTTTGCTTTCGTCTTTATAAAATCTTTTTTTAAGCAGTAACATTTATTGAAAGCAGAACGCTGCACATTATCTTGACGCCTGGAACTTTTGATGCCGCGCTTCAAAGCTGCGGAGATCTTAAATCGTCAATATAGTATATTATATATAATAAATAAATATATATATTATATATAATAAGAGTTATTTGAGATTAAAGGAGTAATGGAATTGCGGAGCTGGCGGCACGCCTTCATCTCCGCTTTCCAGTATCATAAAGCATTAGCATAGAATAACTTATACACTTATGCACAGAGTTATGTTAATAACATTATGTTTTACACATCTTATTAACACTTCGTTCTTTAAGTAACTGTTCGATAGTTTTGATGCCGCGCGTGATTAAAGCGTGATGATTAGGACAGAGACGATAAACTTTAGCTCTTTCGTGATGAATATCGGTAACATCTTTATATCCGCAGATCTCGCAGGGTTTATATTTGACTTTACCGTATCTTTTCCGGCGCATTGTAACTCTTGCTCTTTCTTTTACCGCTATTTGACGACATTGCCAAGAGCAGATATTTTGATATTTTCTATGTGTTTCAAAATTATTATTACAAATAGAGCATTTTTTCTTAAATGTTTTTTTAGGCATTATTGGTAAAGCAAATTCTTTTTTATTCATATTTTCTCCTTGTTAATAAGTTGTTAATAACTCTATGTTAAGTATAACAGATTGTTTATATAATATCAAGAGGTAAAGTAATGAATAAAGTAAAAAGATGTTATCTGGCTTTGGTTTTCCTTTTAATCTTCCACTCTACTGCGTATGCTAACAGCAGCACAGCGCAGAAGATTTTAAGTGTCGCCCAAAGTCAAATAGGTCAAGGAGAACTATTCGGAAATAATAGAGGCCCAGCAGTGCAAAGATACTTAAAACGCAATAGCGCTTTGCCCTGGTGCGCCGGCTTCGTCTCTTACTGCTTAGAGATTTCAGGAACGCATAAAAGATATACATTACTGGCAAAAGATTTCTTATCTTTCGGCTATAAAGTTGCTAAACCTTTGCCCGGAGATATAGTCGTATTTACGAGAACAGGCGGTGGGCACACAGGAATAGTTGAGCAGGTCTTTCCTGCTTATTATATCTCTATTGAAGGCAATGTGGGAAAGTATCCGGCAAAAGTAAAAAGAATTAAGCATTCCTATAAAGACAAAAGCAGATTAGCTTTTATTAGATTAAAATAACACGAAAGGGGGTGAACAGATGGTAAATAATATCAATGTGCCAGGCGGAGTTAATATGAAAGAACTTTCTTTGGTTGCTCAGAAAAGAAAGACAGAAACAGCGCCAGAGGCGATATTATCTTTATCGGAAGATGAATTGCACCCGAGAAAAGAATATACCTCCAAAGCTACGGAAGCTTTTAAGTGGTGTTACAGACGCAATATCGGGACATATCCAAAGTTTTGGTTATCTCCGATTAAGAAAGTTTCGCGCTTCATCGTTACCACATTATTTAGGCACAAGATTGAGATCGTGGCTCGCAGTAGAGGTCCAAGACCTCACGGCTGCCGGCAGGATTTACCGATAAAATACGCTAAGCGCGTAGCGATTTATGTTTCAATATACAGGAGATAATATGAAAGCAAAAGATTGTATCAAAGCAAAGTGCGAGTATTTAGCCAAGAGAGTAATAAACGGAGAATTTATCTGCACAGATACAGGCGTTGTTACTGACCAGGTCTGTAACTGCGGAATAATCGATGAGATGTATGCGAAGAAAGGAGGCAAATAATGCATCGCAGAGATTAGGAGTGTTTTTCCAGTTCATAGAAACTTACGCCTGCCCGATATTGGATATTTCTATTATCATTACGATAATTTGGGCGGTAAATAAATTAACAAAAAGAAGTGAACGGAAGGCGGTGATTTAATATGCGTTACCTATTATCTTTAATCGGATTTCCGGTTTGCTCGAGCTGTTCGCGCCGTAATTGTAAAGATTGCCCATTAGCAATAAGATAAGCCTTTATTGGCTACATCTTTAGAAAGGTTAATATGACTCAAGACATGTTAGAGTTCTTATTTCCAGAGAGTTACCGGGATTAAACGAAACATCGGAGATAATACTTGCACTTTGACCTTACCGAAGGTTATAAAAGGCAAGACACCTTTATCTCCGATGTCCGCTATTAAAGCGCTGATGAGTTTATCTCTGGTCAGAAAACTTTTAAGAGAGGGGGTGAAAAGATGAAAATCGTAATCGGAGAAGGCAGATTAAAACTTTCTGCAAAGCAGGCCACAGACGGAGTAATCTTTTACAGGGTCTTAGCGCCTAACCTTAGAAGGATTATGCAGCATAAGAAAAGAGATTTATCTGTCGTAGGCACTTGGGTAGCTTACGAAGATATAATCGTCTGGTTTAAGAAAGGAGATTTATAATGGAAAGAGAATATTTCCACGCGACAGTGCAAAGAGTTTCTATTGAAGCAAAAGAAGTCCGCGAAGAAAAAATCGCAAGAAGCGGTTTTCTTAATTTAAGAAAGACGATATTCGAGCAGATTCATTTTGAAGATGAGTATTTTATCTTCTGCAAACTCGACAGCACTAATGTCGTATTGAAGATCAAGACAACAAAAGAAATACTGGAACAGGCGAGAACAGGAGATTCAGTATCTGTTCATCTCAGATTTGATTTTGAATTTGCCTGTTATCACTTTATCAAAATTAAAGAAGAAGAAAAGGTTATTCAGGTAGAAAGGAAAATTGTATGCGAATAAAACTTTTCGTAAAAGACAATAAGATTTGCTACTCCACAGGGAAGGGGAAGTGGACTGCGCTGCCAAGAGGTAGTGGCGATTTGACTTACCAGTTATCTCCAGCTGAAACAATCTTAGTGGTAAAACATGGCTGGATTTACGCAGGACAGATCGAAGGCCGGGATATGTCCGGTATAGGCGGACTTAAAACAATCACAGAGGTGATGAAACATGGAAAAGCTAAATAGAGTTCAGATATACTTAAATTCTTTTGGCTACCCGAGATCTATTGTAAATCAATACAAAACAGGTTCAGATAATTACCGAGAGGAGGTGAAGATAAATGGCGAAGAAAAAAGGTTACAAAATAACAGCAAAAAATGTTGAGTATCTTATTTCGCAGTATATAAATGCTGACAGCGCCGAAGAAGCAAAGAGTATTTTCAAACAGGATTTTGAAAATGGTCAAATAGGTGTAGGTGGTTCAGAAGTCCAGTTTCAGGAAGTAACAATAGTTAGGAGGTAAAGAATGTCTAAAATAACAGAAAAGCAAATCGGAGTTGTCGGTGTTGACAGCGGAACCTTGCTTCTTGGAGATCCTTGTTACTGGTTATCTGATAAGGATTACGAAAAGGAAGTTTTGAACCCTCACTTCGATAGGTCAAGACAAATCTGCTACGACTTAGGGCACAAAGGTAAAGGCGTCCTGGTGTCAAGCGGATATGGAGACGGCTGTTATCCTGTTATCGCAAAGTTTCAAGATGGCAGAGTAAAAGAAGTTACAGTCAAATTCTTTTAAGGAGGTTTAGATGCCTAATTGGTGTGAAAATGATTTAAGAATTACAGGCTCAAAGAAAGAACTCAAGCGCTTTAAGGCCTTTGCCAAAGGAACAGAAGAAGATGAATTATTGTCTTGTGAAAAATTTATTCCTTATCCGGATAAGTTTAAGAAACAAGACGAATTGGCAAATAAGAACGGAAAGTTAAGACAGGATTTAATTGATAAGTTGATTAAAAAAGGAACCCCTGAAGACAAAGCAAGAGAAAAAGCGTTTAAGGATTTTCCGGCTATCCCAGACGGATTTAATCAAGGCGGTTACGACTGGTGCGTAAAAAACTGGGGAACGAAGTGGGGCTTCTGCGATATTCATCTTGAAGAAGAAAACCTTAGCGATAAAGAAGATAAGTATAATGAATTTCTTTATTCCTTTAACACTGCCTGGAGCCCGGCAACACCTGTTATACAGAAAATGGGGGAGATGTTTCCGCTGCTTGAATTTGATCTGCGCTATTTTGAACAAGGCGCTGGATTTAACGGAATTTTCTGGATGAAAGATGGTAAAGTAGAACAGGATAAGACAGGAGAGTATTTTGGTAATAGGGGAGGGTAAAATGTCGAGCGGAGATTTAGGTTTGACTATTATATTATGTACACTTTTTATATGCATTGCGGTTATACGATATGCACATTGGAAATATGGAGGTCATTAAAATGCCGAAATTCAAAGTTGTTATATCTTTGGGCGTCAATTCTTATATTATTGACGCTGAGAATAAAGATCAAGCAGTAGATAAGGCCGGTGAAGAAATGGTCAAGGAATTAGAGAACATCAAGTTAGAGAACTTTGTAGAAGTGTATGAGGCTACTGCTGAAGACATAGCAGAAATCGAAAAAGAGAAATCTGCTTTGGCTTCAGGAGAGCCTTCATAAGCCGAAACGCCTGCGGGAAACCGCAGCGTCAGCCGTAAGATAAAGCGGCTCTGATGAGGCAAAAGTATATCAGAATTATCTTGAGGCCAATAACTTTTGAGAGGAGATTTAAATGAGATGGTATGAAATAGCAAAAAATCTTTCGCATAAAGAAAATTGGACAGAACAACTAATATATGTCCATAAGACAAGATTAATTTTAGGATTTATCTTAGGAATTATATTAGGATATTGTTTAGGATTATTATTTTAATTTGAGAGGGGGTGAAGCATGAATAATGAGTTATTAAATCTCTTACGCAAACGCAGGTTAGCCGGCCAATGCATTATCTGCGGCCGCGAGATTTCGGATAAGAGTATCGTAATCAGTCATTCCGAACTCGGCGAGGTCAGGATCTGCGAAGAAGATATCAAAACCGGAAGCAAGAGTTCAGGATAAGTAAAGGTGATTTAAGATTAAAATTATCTTTCGTTACAGCTCTATGCTAAACGGAGATAGAAAGGAGAAAATGTATAAAACATTTATAAGAACCTGGTGGAAATTAAATCCAAAATGGCCTAACGGTTTAGAGCCGCATGCAGGGAGAAAGGTTTATTGCAATACTTGCTCCACAGAAGAAGAGGCGCGGGCATGTTGTAAAGCATATAACTCTACTCACGAACCCGGGAGATTAAGCAAAAAAATGGAATACGAAAGAGTATAGGAGGTAATATGGGTTACACTCATTATTGGCGCAGAGAAAAAGAAATAGAGCAAAGTAAGTTCAATGATATACTCATTGACTTTAAGAAAGTCTTGCCGGAGATAGAGAAGGCCGGAGTTCAATTAGCTGATGGGCGTGGAGAGGAAACACCTATTTTTAACTCTGAAGAAATTATATTTAACGGCAAAGCAAAATGCGGACACAAAGTCGATGAAAGAATAATAATACCTTGGCCTACGAAGAACGCCGGCGGCGTAGCTAATAACTGGAAAGAAGACGCTAAAAAGGGAAATTGGTTTGCTGGAGCGGAGATAGAAAAAAGGGTCTGTAACGGCGATTGCAGTTATGAAACTTTTAGCTTCCCGCGAGTATTTAAGCCCGAAAGCTGGTCAAGGCCGGAAGAAGGATTATATTTTGAGTTTTGCAAGACCGCCTTTAGGCCCTATGATTTTGCTGTAATTGCTTTTTTAATTATAGCGAAACATCACCTACAAGAAAAAATCAAGGTATCAAGCGACGGAGAAGATCAACATTGGTTTGATGGAAAGATGCTCTGTCAAATGATATTAGGCTATGGTTTTGAGTACAGGATTGATAAAGACGGAGAACTGATATTAATAAAGGAGGCCACATGCAAGAAATAAAAGTAGGGGATAAATTAACAATCAAGGTTGAGGTAAGAAAAATTATCGAAGATAAAACCGGTAAGCACTACGATGTTTTTCCAGAAGGTTGTGAATCTTTTAGCAATACTATGATTGTTGAACCACAACATATTATTGAATAATCTCGAAACTGGGGCTAACCTGATAGAAACGCCCCAGTCTTATTGTTAATCAATAACTGATGAGAGAGGATATAATATGCAAGAAATACTGAAACTAAGTTTAAAGAAGGTCATTCTTAATTATCTTGGATTAAGATTTTCTAGACAAAGAGAACCGTTATCTTCATTCAAAGTTTTCGTAATCGTAAAAAAAGAGGTAGTAAGTAGAGCAAATGAAAGTTTCGTAATTCATGAATGGAAGGAGGTGATATAGATGCTGACAGTAGAAAGATTAAAGCGAATTGAACCCAGAACTATCTTTGCCACCGGGACATTTATTGACAATGACTTAGGGTTATTTATGACAGGTAGCGGTAAAGAACTGCGCTGGGTTGCGGTAAAAGGAAGCAACAATGATTGGTGTATTTACTGCCATTTTGCTACTATGAGTAAAGAATTTATCAGAACTGAGGGGGATAAGGTTTGCATGGAGCGTAACATTAGAATGTGCATGCCTTGCGATGATGAAGTATTTAAGAGATACCGATATTAAGGAGAACATATGATTGATATCGCTACATTAAAAGAAGAAGATATTGGCCGGTGGGTGTTATACGATATTGGATATAAAAGAGAGAAAGGCAGGATAAAATATTGGAACTCTATTTATATCTTCGTTGTTTTTAAATGCGATAGGTGAAGATTTTGAAATAGAATTCGAAGCGTAAAAGGGGGTGAACATGTTTATAGACGGTATTGCGTTAGGTATAGGTTTTGGCATAGGCCTGTTTATTATTGCCTGTGTCTTGGCAGCGTTAGTTTGGGCATTGGTAGTATATTTTATTTCAGGGAATGAAGTGCATCCATAAAAATAGGAGTTTTCATGGATAAATTTGACGAACAGGGGATGCTGTTTACCGTAGGCGTTGTTATTATTACTTCTATTATCTTATTTTATTTTTACATCAAATCTAAAAAGAAGGGAGGTTTACATGGCCGCGGAAAAGAAAGAAGAGATAGTAAAGAAATTGACTAAGAAATTCTATATGAGTATAACTAAGGACTGTATGGAATATGCGCCTAAGATCGAAGACGCATTTGAAATAAGAAAAGATATTATCAACAATCTTAAAAAAGTAATTGATAATTCTTAAAAGGAGGTGAAGCACAATGAAGAAAGTAATTGAACTCGAGCTCGAATACAGCGGAGAAACAAAGCAGTATCTTATCTTCAAGATAAAAAAAGCGCTAGCTCCGCCACCGTTATTTCCGGCAAAAATTTATTTGCTGAAAGATTTATTCAAAAAAGAAACTAAGAACATCATGTTAACCATTGAGGAAAAGGAGAATTAAAATGCAATTACAAACATTAAAAATAGACCAGATCGCCATAGGCGATAATATAAGGAAAGACATTACCAAAGACTCCGTAGCCAGTCTAATCGAATCGATTAAGGACAAAGGAATATTGCAGCCGTTATTAGTCAGGGTTAACGGTGGTAAGTTCGACCTGCTGGATGGCTATCGCAGGATCAACGCGGCCAAGTTTGCTGAATTAAAAGAAGTCCCGGCAATTATTATCGAAGCCGATAAAGCTGAGCGCGTTGAGTATCAGTTAGTGGCAAATTTGCAACGCAAGGACCTAAACGCAATTGACGAAGCCTTAGCTTATAAGGCATTAGGCGATGATTTTAAAGTAAAAGACATTATGGTAATCACCGGCCGGCCGGAATACAGGATCCGCAGGATATTAGCGCTGCTTACATTGTGCGAAGAAGTACGGAACATGATTAAGAATAATGAGGTTTCCGAAGATCATGGTTTCGTATTGACAAGGATATCCAGTCCGAAATTCCAAAAAGCCTTAGCCAATGACATCAAGAAATACCGGTATTCTCCAAGCCGCGCTGAAAACGAGTTAAGCCATTATTCCCAGCGACTTGAGACCGCTTGCTTTGATAAAACGCAATGCAAGGCCTGCACGTTTAACGGCAACCTGATGAAGGATCTTTTTGATAAAGAAAATTCGATGTCCGGACAATGCCTGAACGCCGATTGTTATTTCAAGAAAATCGCCGAGTTCCAAAAAGTAAAAGAAGCCGAAATAAAGAAGCAGGGGAAGAAAGTAATAGTGGTCAAGGAAGAGCCTTCTTATGGGACTAAGGAATATGAGGCAATGAAAGAACTGGTTGATTTTACCGGTTACGAAGCGCAGGGTTTTGACAAAGAACAATTCAATACCGAATGTACCAAGACCTGCCCGACCTTCGCGTTTATCATAGGTCCTGCCGGCCAGGTTAAACCGGTTTGCTTAAATGCTGATTGTTTCAAACGCGCCTTACGCAAAGCCAAAGCAACGGAAAGAAAAGGAACGGCTATGCCTAAGACAGGCGATCCTGAGAAAGACGCCTCTATTCAATACGAGGCCAGGCAGAAAGAAAACCGCGTTGATTTCTTTAAGCGTGATTTCTTCATTAAGGGCCTGAAAGAAAACGCTAAAGATATCCAACTTAACAGGATATTGCTGCATCAGTTATTCAGCTTGGAAAGCAGTAACGGCGAAACAATTTCAGAATTGCTCAAAGCAACTAAGAAGCAGCCGAATTACATGATGAGGAATTTTGAGCGCCTTAATGAATTAAACAACGCTAAACTGATTGAATTGATTAAAATCCTTATTCTTAGCCACCTAAACGGTTATTCTACAATTGAATTGCAAAAATTAGGCGAAGAAGCTGGTCTGGATTTAGCTAAGTTTATAATTACCAAAGAATACCTGGAGAAATTCTCTAAAGCAGGTTTGCATAAGTTAGCCAACGAATTGAAATTAAAAGTAGGCAGCCTAGTCTGGAAGGATAAGAAAGATGATATAATCAAAATCATGCTGGCTTCCGGTTGTAAAGGTAAAGTGCCTAAGGAGATGTTGAAATGAGTAAAAGTATTCTCAATAAAGTAATTCAAGCAAGATTTGAAGGTGAATTTTCGACTTTAAAAGTTGAAATTCATGGAACAGGAAAAGCAGTATCAAGAATCCATGATGCTATGCAAAAAGAAATTGATAGTATCGAAGAAGAAGATAGTAAAAAGTAAAGGAGGTTTAATGAAAATTTTCAGCGTTCTAAGTAAAGACTTATTCGATAAGAAGAAAAATCCTAAACTAAGTTTATCAGTAAAGGACATCTTAAAGAATAAAAAGATTAAGAAAAAGGAGATTAAATAATGTTAGTCATTCTTTGTGATGGATCAAGCAAAGGCAATCCAGGTCCTGCTTCCATCGGAGTTGTGGCTTGGGATAGATCCAGCAATCCGCGCTTGATTTATCCTAACTACCGTAACTCTGTAAATATTGGAGTGCGAACAAATATGGAAGCCGAATGGGAAGCAGTCTTAGCTTCTATGCGATATGCTATAACAGAGGATAACAACCAAGAAGTTTTTATCTTTTGCGATAGCCAAACTGTTGTAAAGCAGGCTAATGGTATTTGGAGAGTAAAACACGAAAATATAATACCGCTGTTTAAAACTTATTTAGCATTAAAAGAACTATTACCTAGGTTGTATATCAATTGGGTACCTAGGCAGTTAGTTTACCTAGCTGACAAAGCTGCGCAGAAAGAACAAATAAGAAATAAACTGAAAGGAGTAACAAAATGAAGTGTCCATTTTATAAGTGCGGATGTAAAAATGATATCCCAGAGTTCGATAACGCGGTAGAACATTTGGTTATAGTATTTAATCCTAACGGCCATACGCATATACACGGCCCTTTTGATAATAAATACGCTATAGCAAAGATGGCCGACGCGATGATTACGGAAATGCAGAAGAATGGTATTGACTATACTCCGCCAGTAAAACCTGACCATCAAGATTAAGAAAGGAGCAATAATAATGGTTAATAAAGTAAAGGAAAGGGATCGCAAGGTCGGCGTTATGGTAATGCTTAGCGCCAAAGAAATAGAATTCGTTGACAGGAAAGTTAAGAAGAATGATCCGGAGAAAAAATCCCGGTCGGCATTGATACAATTACTAATACGCAAATCAATGATTAGGCCGGAATTGTTTGATACCGGCTGGGAGGGGGCGTAACCGTTACGGGTGTTATACCGTTACACATAAAATAAAACTATTGACAAAAACAAGTTCGGTGATATAGTATTTATCGTCGAGCATGAGAGAATTAACCGGAGCATAATATTATGAAAATTATGGCCCTAAACAGAAACGGATCAATCATTCCGATTTATCCGGCTAATTCTCTCAATATTACTTGTTCTGTTTAGGGCCTGCTTTATTTTAAAAGGAATTATAATGTCTAAAGATAATGAAGATAAGAATAAAATTATTTCTACTACTGCTACAAACAAGACATTCGAATATCTAAAGGGTAATGTTAATTTAAAATTTATATTAAGAGTAGATATAAAAGATGATTTGAAGGATTTCTTAGATATATTAAAGAAATCATGCGAAGACTTAGAAAAAGAAATATTAAAATAAATAAGGAGTATTATGTTTGTTTATACTGACACCGATTTTGCAATCGTAAAATGCGAATTTAAGGAAAAAGAATTAGTAAAGGCAATAGGCGATTTTAAATTTGACAAAGTACACTCCACCTGGTTATTTCCGCTGCGTAAACTTGTTGACATCATTGATAACCTGAATATCGGTTATACTCCCGAAACAAAAATTATCTACGACCATCTAGTTCAAGAAAAACAGAAATATCATTCTCTAATTAATAAGGCAGATCGCATTAAGCAAGGCGAAGGCGAATGGGATATTTTAGATCAAAATAAAATATCCCTTTTGACTCAATGTTATCATCACCAAAAACAGGCGATCCTTTTAGGCACATTATTCGATTCCTATGCTTTCTTCATGGAAACCGGAACAGGTAAAACATTAGTCGCGATAAAATTAATTGATTTCTGGAAAGTGCCGGCAATGGTAATATGCCCGCTATCCACAATAGAAACGGTATGGAAGAAAGAAATCGAAAAATGGTCTAACTTAAATTCAGTTATACTATGGCAGAATTTAAAGGCCTTCGATTACGATTATAATGTTTACCTTATTAATTACGAACAATTTAAAATCCTATCCAGTAAAACCGATATAACAAAAAGAATACAATGCTTGATTATTGATGAAAGTTCTAAATTAAAAAATCCTAAATCCCAGATTACCAAGACCATACTTAAATATAAAAATTCAATTCCACATAGGCTATGCTTAACCGGAACTCCTGCTCCGAACAATTTGCTTGAATACCATAGCCAGATGTCTTTTATAAATTCCGATTTGCTTGGCGATAATTACTATCGCTTCCGCAACACCTTCTTTTATTCCTGCGGTTACGGCGGTTATTTATACCGGCCGATGAAAGGCGCCCAAGAAGCAATCATTGATAGGGTTAGCCGGCAGGCATTCAGTATCCGTAAAGATGACTGTTTGGACCTACCGGATCGCGTATATGAAACGCGCCTAGTTTATATGGATGATGTCCAGCAGAAGGCCTACGATATGATGAGGAAAGAAAACATATTGGAATTCGGCGATAGCGTAACCTTGGCCGCGAATGAACTGGCTAAAATTATGAAACTGCGCCAGGTTACTAGCGGTTTTACAATTAATAATAAAGGAATCCCGGTACTTATTTCAGATACTAAGATCAATGCGCTCAAGGACCTATTGGAAGAAATACCCGAAGACAAGCAAGTTATAATCTGGCTGAATTTTCATTTTGAAATCAACCGATTAAAGGAAGAATTTAAGGATACTGCTTGCACATTATACGGCGATATGCCCCAGAAAGAAAAAACAAAAAGCATAGAGGATTTCCAAATAGGAAAATACCGCATATTGCTAGCGCATCCTTTATCCGGCGGCCTAGGGCTTACTTTTGTCAACTGCTCATACATGATTTGGTTTTCACTTTCTTATTCTTCAGAACAACATTCACAGGCAAACGACAGAAATTATCGCATAGGACAAAAAAATAAATGCACTTATTTTTATCTTTTAACAAAGAATTCTATCGATGAAATAATATATAAAGTCTTAACACATAAGATCAATATTATGGAAGAATGTTTAAATTTACTAAAAGGCATAAATGTTTAATCAAAAAAAATATCTTAAAAAATATAGTAAGACATATCGTATAAAATTTAAAGATAAAATTCGTAAGAAACAACAAAAATATTATCTTAATAAGAAAAAAAGTATAAATAAAAGGAATAAAAAATACTGGAAGAAAAATAGGGACAAATTAATTTTAAATAAGAAAAAAGATCGTAATAGAGTTTTAAAAACTTGGGAAGGTTATCTCCCTAAAAAAACTAATTGTCCAATTTGTAAAAAAGAGATATTTTTTAATAAAAGAAATAAAAAAAATGCTATTCATTTTGACCATAAAGATAATAAAAAGATTTTAATTAAAGAAGGGCCTACTACTTGGTTAATGTCTCATGTAAGAAATTCTACTAATCAAAAAATCTGGAAATTATGTAAATTCGGGATGCTTTGTGGAAGATGCAATGGATATCTTCCTACCAAAAGCAGAAAACAATTTGTAATGAGAATAATTAAATATGTTTTCAATCTATAAGGTGCTGGATAAAAAAGCAGATTTAATGAACGCATGCCTAGACATGCTGAAAGGAAAAAATGCTGCCTGATTACAGAGATATAAGATCAAGAATTAAAGAAGAACCTATTTGGTATGATGATAACGGTGTACCTCGCTATGATAAATTCAGCCCTGATTTAGTCTCTAGTATTTATGCACAAGAAGCGCTTTTGGTGAAAATTAAGTGCCAAGATTGTCATAGTGTATTTTTTGTAGGCGTATGCTATTCGGATATGGAAAAAATATTCAATCGCCACGCGGCATCTTACGAAGAACATATTAAAGATTATTTAAATGCAAAAGATAAAAATAAGCGTTATTTTCCTTTCCATTATGGTGATCCACCGGCTCATGGATGTGTAGGGGACACAATGAACTGCGAGGATATTCAGATTATAGAATTTTGGAAAAAAGAAAAGTTTGTATGGAAACGAAAACCTGAATACGAAATAAAAGCAGAGGAAGAATAATGCCTGAGCGTAAATTATACCAGCAGTTCAAGGAAAAAATAAAGAAAGCAGATCCGAATTGCTTTTGGCATAAACTGCCTGATTTTGTTTTAGGCGGTATGCGCCCTTTCGATGGATTTTTAGTTATCCAAGGCATACCATTTGCGATTGAATTTAAATCTAAGGCCGGCAGTCTAAGTAAATATCAATCATTCCAACTTACTGATTTTAACAATGCCGGCGGCGAAGCGCTAGTCTATTGGGAAGAACAAGAATCTTTGGATAAATTTATTGAAAGGATATTTGAAAAAATAAAGGAGAGGAAAAAATGATAAGAACTGTAAAATCATATAAACAAACATCTGTTAATTGGGGGAAATCACAGGCACAGATTACAAAACTACTTGAACAACAGGGCATTCAAGATATTAGATTTACTTTCTTACAGAGCCAAAAAACACTTATATGCGAATTTAATTATCCTACGAAAGTAGAAAATAATAATGTAAATGTAGCAGTAAGAATTATACTGCCTATACCTAAAGATGATGAACAAGCAAGAAATCAGATTCATAGAGCTTTATTTTATTATCTTAAAACTAAATTTGAGGCACTTAACTTTGGATTAGTTGAATTTATGCAAGAATTTATGCCTCATATTTTAATTAACCAACCCTCAGGAAGAAAACAAACACTGTATCAAATTATCAGTCCACAGTATAAGGAAGGGTTAGTTTCCAGATCACAAGGCGAAATAAAAATGTTAGAAGATAAATAAGAAAGGATAGTTTAATGAAATTTAATTCAGTAAAAGAATTAAGTGATTTTATTGATAATCACTATAAAGAAAACGATATTAATTTAGTTATCTCAATGACTCCAAGAGAAATTTGGGAATTACTTATGGATAAAAATCTTAATGTTGCGTCAAAACTTTTTTTAGAGTTATCTAATTTACACGATAATTTAACTACATCAATATGGTATAGAGGAACTCAAATAGTCAGAATAGATAAAATTAAATTGAGTTAAAGAAAGGAGGTGTTTAAATGAAAATGTATGTTTTGCAGGCGAAGTTAGGAGATCAGATCACGACTCAGGCAATTCAAGCCAGGGATACTTTTAGCGCCAAGGTTTTAGCGGCACACAAGATTAACGCTAACCATGTTTCCGATAAGCGCTACGCTAAAGGTGAACTTACATTAAAGGATCCAGATGGTAAAGCCGTTTGGCATATACCAGAAGTTATCGAAGAAAAGAAAGGAGGCAAATAGAAATGGCTGAGAAAGGTTATTGCGTTAAATGCAAGGCGTCGAAAGAAATAAAGGACGCGCAGGAAGTAACGATGAAGAATGGCCGCAGGGCCATAAAAGGGAAGTGCCCGGACTGTAATACCGGGATGTTTAGAATTCTAGGGAAAGGAAAATAAAATGTCCGAAAAAACTGAACATGATTTGCTTCAGGCAGTCCTTGACGCTAGGCAGAAAGTAGCGGAATACGAAGGCTTTCTCGCTGACGCTAAAGAGGTGAAAACAAGTGCGGAAGCAGCTCTCATAGAGCATATGGATAACAAAGAATTAAAGTCATTTAAAAGTTCGACTTTAAATTGCACCGTTGTCCGAAAAGAATCGCTTTATGTCAGTATTGAAAAAGATAAAAAAGAAGAAGCATTTCGCTGGATCGAAGAAGATTGTGGAAGAGGCGATATGATTAAGCCTTCGATACACAACAAGACCCTTACTTCTTTTATCTCTGATTTACTGAAAAAAGGAGAAAAAATTCCGCAAGGAGTGTTTAACTATTTCTTTAAACCAGAATTAGCGATAATTCAAGCAAAGAAGGAGGGTTAACATGGAAGCGAAAGATAAAAAAGATTTAGCAAAAACAGGTGGGCCTTTACGCGTTTCCGGAAATAAAAATCTACCGGCCGGTTTTGACGCTGTTGAGGAAGGCGATATTAAGATGTCGCGGTTAGCAATAGGACAAGGATTATCGCCTGTTGTAATCGAAGGCAAAGCAAAGATGGGGGATATCTACCAAACTATTACCAATGAAGTCTTCGGAGAATCGGTTGAGTTCATTCCGTTATTCATGTTCAAGACCCGAGCTCAATTTGAAACCGAAAAAGGTTTAGTAATGATGTCCAGGGATAACGAAACCGTAACAATGGCCACCGCAGAATATGAGCAATATCTCGGTAAGCCGGTCGAGGAAGTTCCGGGATCTGCTTGGGTAGGCAAAGAGCCGCCGAAGTTCAGCGAAGTTTTCAATTTCCCTGTTCTTCTGGTTTCTCGTTTACTGCAATTCCCGATAGCATTGTCTTTAATGAAAACCGCTATAAAACCGGCCAAAGAATTCCTTTCGATGGCGCGGTATTCCGGTGAAGATATGTTCGCCCGCGTTTACACTATTAAATCGGAAATCGTTAAAGGCACAAAAGGAACTTACGCACTCCCTGTAATTGAATTTTCGCGTAGATGCAGCGATGAAGAATACGCAAGAGCCAAAGCGGTATTCGATAAACTTTACCGCCGTCAGAAAGATATAGAAGTAGAGTTAGAAGAAGATAAAACCGATTAACAATCCGCGAGGGTAGTGAAGCGGCCCATCACGCCAGTTACCGCATATAACTGGAGATCGCTGGTTCGAATCCAGCCCCTCGCTATAAATTATGTTCCCTAAGACAGGAATTTACCCTTCAGGTGGAAACGGAGCGTTCATACCGCTAGCGGCGCCTACCGAGCTGCCAATAAGCTCCTGTCGCGCCTCCTTTTGGCCTCGGAAGTTGTTTTCCAGTTTCTAGCTTCCGCTGTCTTGGGGAATATAATAAAGGAGTTTTTTAAAATGATTGATACTAAAGTAGCATTGTTAGAATTCATTGCTGATAATGCAGGGATCAATATAGACATAAAAGAAGATGATACTCTAAAAGAAGATTTGAGTTTCGATGAATTAGACATAGTAGAAATGGTAATGGCCTTAGAGGAAGAATTTAATATAGAAATAACGGATGAAGAATCGGAAAAATTTATTTCAATAAAGGATATAATAGATTATCTCGAAGACAAAAATATAATCTTAAATTAAGGAGATCAGCTATGACTGGTATCAGCACCTTCGTTAAGCTGTTCTCCGGCAGAAAAGATGTAGTTGGAATAAACCAGTTCTGCTTAAAAGAACCGCTTACTAAAGAAAAATATCAAAAGCATATAGATGGCGTTCAGCGCATAGGAGTTTATCCTATATACGATAGCAGCCTGACAAACTGGCTGGCCGTAGATTTAGATGAGGATAATTTTGAAAAGGCATTATCAATAAAACAAAAGGCGGAAAGCCTTAATTTAAAAGTATGGATGGAGCGTTCTAAAAGCAAAGGATACCATTTATGGACATTCTTTGATAAACCTATTTCCGCAGTAGAACCGCGGCTTGTGTTTGAAAGCATACTGGAAGAACTCGGGATCAAATGCGAAATCTTTCCAAAGCAAGATGAAGTAGCTGAAAACCAGTTCGGTAACTTTATCTTCCTGCCTCTGTTCGGAGGCGATACCAAGAACGGCCGTACTGTTTTTGTCGATGATAAGAATAATCCAATTATCGATAACATCAAGGACATCGATAAAATTAAAGTTACCAAATCCTACATCATTACTTCCCTGATATTCTTGAGAAAACTTGAACGCAAGAAAATAATCATTACTGAAACCACCGAAGAAAGAAAAACGCATGCCAAGGACCTACCCTGTATAGATAGAATAAAACAAGGCGTGGCTAAAGGCCACCGCGATAATTGCTGCTTCCGGTTAGTAATTAATTACAAAGAAAAAGGAATGGGGCAAACCGATATTGAAACCCTAATCAGTTCTTGGAATTTAAAGAATAAAGAACCGTTGCCGGTAAAGGACTTACTTAAAATAATAAATTCCGTATTTAAAGGCGGATATAAAAGTTTTGGTTGCGATGATCCGATAATCCAGAATTACTGCAATAAAGAAACCTGCCCACTCACTGATTCCCAAAGGCGCAAGGAACAAATCGAACAAGGTATTATCACTATGGTTTTTCGCGACAACGAAACTATGGTCTTCAGGAAAAAGAATTATGAGTATCGCTTGGCCGGGTTTGAATTTACCAAGAATAGTAAATTTAAAGTATCGCTAACATTATCTAAAGACGGAAAAATTCTCTATAAGGATCTGATAAAACTCGATATGGCCTCTAATCGGCAGCGTTTTGTCAAGGCGGCCGAAGATAATGAAATAGACGCCGACTTGATTAAACTCGATGATCTAATCAAAAAACAATTAGAAAAAGAAGAACATGATAAATTGACTGCGCCGAAGCAGCTTTATATCATGACTGAAGCTGAAAAGAACGAAACAATTAAATATTTAGAGAATACTCCTAATTTATTATATCGTGTTATTGATGTTACTAACCGCATGGGAGTAGTCGGCGAAGAAGTGGTAAGGTTAATGGTTTATTTATGTTACACTTCCCGGATCATGAAAGACCCATTATCTATTACGGTGAAAGGAGAATCTTCTAGTGGAAAATCATTCGCCTGTCAAAACGTGCAAAAACTTATTCCGGAAGAAGGATATCACTTTATTACTCGCGCTACTCAGAACGCTTTCTTTCATCTGCAGGAAGATGGGATGCAGCATAGGATTATCTACATCAATGAATTACCGGGCTCTGAAGGTGCAGATTATTCTATCCGTACCGCACAATCTGAAGGCGACCTGATTTTAATGATGCCGGTAAAAGATCCGGCCACAGGTGATATGGAAACTGTAACTAAGCGCGTCAAAGGCCCGGTAGGATTTTTAATCACTACCACTAAGGCTTCAATGTTTGATGAGAATGAAACCCGTAACTTCTCAATTTTTAGCGATGACTCTCCGCAATTAACCAGCGCTATCGGAAATATTACAATCCGCAAAGCCCAGGGCGAAGAATTTATCATTGAGGCTAAAGAACTGAATTTATGGAAAAATATACAACGCCTATTAAATCCTGATTTCAAAGTGATTATTCCTTACGCTAAGGAAGTATTTTCTGCCTTCCCTGATAAGCCGGTAAGGATCAGGCGCGACCGGGAACGCTTCCGAGTATTGATTGAGATTATCACGATACTGCATCAATTCCATAGAAAACAGGAAAAAACAAAAACCGAGAAAATACATCTAATGTCAACCTTAGCCGATTATTATGTCGCTAAAGTCGTGGCTGAGGCGATATTGACTTATACGATTTATGAGATAGGTCCTAGTGCCGAAGAATTATGGAAAGCAATCAAGGCCATGTCTGAAAACTGGAAACCGGATAATCCTACTGATGAAGAATCGGAATTTGAATTCAAGCACCGGGACCTGGCCGAATATATGGACTGGAAAGTCGAGAAAGTGAAGAAATGGATGTATGTCTTAGTGCATGCCGGCATGGTTGATTATGCGGAAAAAGGTTTCGGCGGTAAAGGCAAAGCCTCGGTATTCAAAATTTCTAAGCGCGGCCTAGAATGGTCTAGCGATAACTTGGGATTTCTGCCTGCAATAGAAACATTGATTGACAAATACCCATGTGATAAATCACAATTTTATAATCCGATTTCAGGGCATGCTGTTAACCCTAAACATGCGGAAGCGCCGGAAGGATTGCTTGAAGGAGCGAATAATGAGTAATGCAGAATTAAGAAAACAATTTATTAAAAATCAAAATAAAACAACTATTAAAATCCCCACCGAGGGGGAAAAAACGAAATCGGCCATAACGGATCGTGAATCGTATGTTTACCGCAGAAGATCAATGAAATTTGAGCAAAAACGGTATGGCCGGGTAAAATATCGAATTTCGTAACGGTTTGCGTAACGGTTATGTTTTTCGTTATATTGCAATGAGTTAAGTAAGTTATCCACAGGATATTAACAACCGTTATACTATGTGTCCAAAATATATAATAATTATTTTTTTGGGTTTTCATCAGTTTTAAGGGGATAAAATGATAAATTCATTAAAAAATATATTCTTTGCGCCTTTTCGAATATGGTATAACGGTTTCGTAACTCATTGAAATTACTATACATTCTTTGTGTTACGATATAATGTAACGGTATAACGGTATAAAATACAAACTTTGTTTATTTGCAATACTTTACAATAATTACTCCCGGAGGATCGATGTCTAACATTTCAGAATTTAAGGATATATACAAAAGGTTTGCTGATGCCTTGCGCTATATTACCACAAAGGAAGCAGAATTAAAAAAGGATCCGGAACGCTGGGCTAAAGTACAGAAGAATTTTATCGATAAATTCGAAAAACCAATGGATCAAGCATGGGAGGCGTTGCCAGTTGAGGACAAGGAACGTTTTGCTTCCCTATATTTATTCAGGAAAGCGCAGCAGGATGAAGAAGTAAAAAAAGTAATTAAAAAATTTAACGCAAAAATTGTTAAGGTAACTTCAAATGAAAAATAAAAAAAGAATAATATACGCAGCAGATTTGTTTTGTGGCGCCGGTGGCACATCGACCGGACTTTATAAGGCCTGCTTAGAACTCGGGTACGGTTTGGATTTATTAGCGATTAACCATTGGGATATCGCTATTGATACGCATTCTAAAAACCATCCTTATGCCAGGCATATATGCGAAAATCTGGACAATGTAAATCCGCGGAAAGTAGTATTGAATGGCAAATTAGATTTATTGATTGCTAGCCCGGAATGTACTCATCATTCAAACGCAAGAGGCGGAAAACCATGCTCGGATCAATCCCGGGCCTCCGCCTGGCATATCCTGCGATGGGCTGAAGCATTACAAATCCAGAACATATTGATTGAGAATGTCAGGGAATTCAAGAACTGGGGGCCTTTAGGAAGTAATTTTCTGCCGTTAAAAAAACGTAAAGGAGAAACATTCCAAGCATTCTTAGCCGCATTGACTTCTTTAGGATATAAATTAGATTATCGTGTATTAAATGCCGCTTACTATGGCGATCCCACTACGCGAGAAAGGTTATTCATCATTGCTAGGCGCGGCCGCAAACCTATCCATTGGCCGCAACCTACTCATACTCCTGAAGGCAGCAAAGAATTATTCGGTAAAACTAAAAAATGGCATACCGCAAGAGAAATAATCGATTGGAGTATCCCCGGAAATAGCATTTTTAAACGCAAGCATCCGTTGTCTCCGAATACAATGCGAAGGATAATGGCCGGGCTGCAGAAATTTTCCGGGAAAGAACTCGAGCCATTCTTAGTTATGTTATACAAGTCAAATGATGCGCGTTCAGTAAACAGGCCTATGCCTACCGTAACAGCTAAAGGAAATCATATCGGTGTTTGCGAGCCGTTTATCGTTCAATTTAACCGCAATTCAAAACCGGTATCGGTAAAAGAACCATTGCCGGCGCAGACTACAAAAGAACATTTCGGTGTTTGTCAGCCATACTTGATAGAATATTATGGTAATGGTAAAGCTCATTCAATAAATAAACCATTGCATACAGTTACCACTAAAGAAAGATTCGCCATACTCGAACCATTCATCGTACCTAATTTTGGCGAGAAGAAAGGACAGAAACCAAGATGCCATAGTATCAATAAACCCTTGCCGGCAGTAACAAGCCATGGCGCAGGCGCTTTGATACAGCCGTTTATTTTAGGTTTATCTCAAACAGGATCAAATTCAGCGCGCGTTAGGTCGGTTGACGAACCAATGCCAACGGTTATGACGGCCGAAGATTACGCGTTATGCGAACCTTTCGTATTAGGACAGCAAAGTTGCTCAGCTCCCCGGTCAGTAGATAAACCTATTCCTACTATTGCCGGCGCCGGCGCAATATCATTAATACAACCAAGAATCAAAGATAAGATGCTTGATATAAATTTTAGGATGCTGCAACCGCATGAATTAGCCAGGGCGATGTCATTCTCGGATAAGTATGAATTTGCAGGCAACCGGGAAGCAAAAGTAAAACAGATCGGAAACGCCGTTCCGGTATTATTGGCTAAAGCATTATGCAAATGCCTGCTGGAAGATTAAAATGCAAATCTTGATTTGGCTACTTACCGTAATCTCTTTAATCGGCGTAGTTCTTAACATTCATCATAGGAAAGAATGTTTCTATTTATGGATACTGACTAACGGCGCCTGGGCCTGGCATAATTTAATAATCAAAGAATATCAACAGAGTTTCCTATTCTTAATTTATTTTATGTTAGCTATATACGGAGTTATAAAATGGAAAAAAGATTAATCAATAAAATATACCATACCGATTGCCGTAATTTCATGTCCGCTATGCCGGCGGCCAGCATTGACTGCTGTTTTACTTCGCCTCCGTATTATGCCTTACGCGATTATAAATTAAAACCGCAATTATGGGATAGTGGCCTTTGGTGCGGGTCGCTTGGGATGGAGAAAGATTTCAATTTATACATAAAGCATCTATGCGACGTTTTCGATTGCTTAAAAAAACCGTTAAAAGAATCCGGGACCTTATGGGTGAATATAGGCGATACCTATAATAATTATACTCCCGGAACTCGGGATTCTAAACGCTGGCCAAAGCAATCTAGGAATGACCATAGATGCGATAAACCTATAATCAGATACCCAAGAAAATCAATGTTCCTTATCCCTGAAAGATTTGTTATCGAAATGGTAAGTCGGGGCTGGATATCCAGGAATAAAATTATTTGGCATAAACCGAATGTAATGCCAAGCTCGCAAAAAGACAGGTTTACCGTCGATTATGAAGAATTATTTCTGTTCGTAAAATCCAGGCATTATTATTTCAAGCAGCAATACGAACCACAGAAAGAATCATCTATCATTAGGTCTAATTATTATTTCGGCGGAGTTCCGGGATCTGCTTATCCTGACGAAAAAAGAATAAAACCTTACCCCGATAAATGGAAACCTAATTTAAAAGGAAGGATTAAACGGTGCGTATGGACAATTTCGGCTAGGCCTTTTAAGGGAAATCATTTCGCTAAATTCCCGGAAGAACTGGTAAGGATTCCTATTCTTTCCGGTTGTCCCCCGCGTGGCCTTGTTTATGATCCGTTTTGTGGTACTGGAACTACCTGCGCCGTAGCTAAAGAATTAGGCCGAAATTATATCGGCAATGACTTGAAAAAAGAATATGTTGATATGGCTAAAGAAAGAATGAAATGAAAATTCTCCTAATCGATATTGACAGCAAGATTCCTAATTTAGCATTAGCTAAAATAAAGAAATACCACCAAGACCGCGGAGATACTGTTTATCAAAAAGAACCCGGCGCACTTTGGTTTGCCAATAAAATTTATGTATCCTGCATATTCGAACAGAATAAAGCAAAAGCAGAATATTATAAATCTTTCGGGGCGGAAATCGGTGGTAGTGGTTATGATATTTATAAAAAGCTGCCTTCCGAAATTGAAAATATAAAACCGCGTATTAATTTAGGTTTTACTACTCGAGGCTGTATTCGTAAATGTGAGTTCTGCATTGTGCCGAAAAAAGAAGGCCTGATACATCAGGTAGGCGATATATATGATATTTGGGATGGTAAAAGTAAAGACATAATTTTATTGGACAATAATATATTGGCCGCGCCGAAGCATTTCAAACTGATCTGTTCTCAATTAAGGAAAGAAAAATTAAGAGTAGATTTTAACCAAGGCCTTGACTGCAGATTATTGACGCAGGATGTTGTCAATGAATTAAAATCTATTTCGCATATTGAATATCGTTTTGCTTTTGATCATCCGTCTTATTTCCCGGTAGTAAAAAAAGCAATTGATTTATTAAAGAAGAATAGAATAAATAGATGCAACTGGTATGTTCTGGTAGGTTTTAATACTACGTTTAAAGAAGACCTGGATCGCCTTATTTATTTACGCTCACGTAAACAAAACGCTTATGTGCAAAGATATAAGACATGTTATACTGAACAAAAATATATTTTATTGGCCAGATGGGTAAATCAGCATGCTATTTTCTATACACATACTTGGAATGAATTTTTAGATAAAGACAGGAATTATCATACAAACAGTAAAAAGAAAGGCTACAATGATTACTATTATCCTCTTAGGCGGCGCGGAAGTTTGGATCGATCTTGAACTAGACAAGGGTAGATGTAAGGCCTGCCACAAAACGATTTATTGGGCTTCTACTTCTAACGGCAAGAAAATGCCGATATGCCAGGACTTGAATGGTAAATGGATCTCGCATTTCGCTGATTGTCCTAAGTCCGAGAAATTCAGAAGAAAGACTGATTATATTCCTAATACTAATGGCATAGAATCATTAGGTAAATTTGATGAAAGGAGATTGCCGAAATTATGAAATTAAAACTAAGGTGTGTGCTTTGTAAGGATCAACATGCTGCCGATAGCAAGCATTTTCCATTAGAATTGCGCGATAAGAAAGATCATTCTATCAAAGGACACATATGCCGGAAATGCGTGAAAAAACAGGTAAAACTGGAAAACAGAGAAAAACAGATTGACACCACTAAGAAAATATAGTAACATTGTTACTAACAATGTTAGTAGCAAGTTTGCCATAGGAGGCCATATGGAAGTAAAGAACAACGCTCAAAAACTTTATCGACGAGGAATTTCTAAGTATGAAATCGCTAAGAAAACAGGCGTTTCTTGGAATACTGTTCATTTTTGGGTGCTTGGAATTTATGATCCCAAACCAGAACATAATAAGAAATTAAAAGGATTATTGGATGCCTAGATATATTTGTAATGGATGTAAAAGTTATTTTTTTGCTGATGAAGAAAAAGAAGATTTTACAATCGGAGAACAGTTTTTCTGTTCTTATTGTTATCCAAAAGTAAGAATATGTGGGGTATGCGGGAAATTAAAAGTATTTAAAAGAGAAATTAAAACTGCGATAGGAATTTGTGATAAATGTAAAAAAACTACTCAATCATTTCCTAACGCTTGGTTAACATTAAGATTTATTACGTTTAAAAGAGATGAGTTTAAATGTAGATATTGTGGAAGAAGTCCATTACAAGATAAAGAAGTAAAATTACATTGCGAACATATAACTCCTAAAGTTAAAGGAGGACAAAACATATTAGATAATTTAGTTACTTCTTGCGGTGAATGCAATATAGGCAAGTTGGATGTCTTATTAGAACAATACCAAATTGATTTAATTAAAAATAGAAAATAAAAAAATGCCCTAGACCGCCTAAAAACGCAATCTAGGGCATTTTTCGTGATCCCGGGTGCTGCTTAAAATTCGAATCGTAATCCTGCCCTCAAATATGGGCTCATGTCTTCTGATTTCTTCTGTTCTACCCCGCCTTCAATAAACGGAATGAAGAAGCGTTGCCTGGCCTGATTGATAATTGCCGTTCCGCCTTTACCTATGGTTACATGCGTTTTATTTGGGGAAAAAGCGCGATAAAGAATAAAGGCAAAAGCTAATATAAGCAACCCACGCCAGGAATGACCTAGCGTATGCAGCCAGGATTCTTTATCTCCGATTATCCCTTTTTTTAATTTAGCAATTATCTCAGCCACGTTATTTTCCTTTTCTTTTTTTATACGCGCCGATGAAATAAATCAACGCGCCGGCGCCTAAAACAATTAACGCAGGCTTATTATCCAGAAGCAGGTCCATGGCCTGAAATAATATATAGATAGCCGCTAGGCCGCCTACGGTTATTCCTATGTACATTAATTTTGAACTTAGTTTCATGTCTGTTCTCCTTTCTCTTGAATTATCTCGAGCTCAAGTTTCCTAAGCATAAGATCGAGTTCTGCTTGATCCACTCTATCCCGGGAATCAATCATTTTTTGTAGCTTCCAGCGAAGCGAAGGTTTTTCAAGTAACTGTAAAAACACTTCTTCGAATATTTCCAGCTGAACATCGGTATTGATGTTGATTATATTTTTCATTTTAATTTTTAACATAGTATTTTTTATTTTTAATTTGCTTTAATATAGCCAAGAACAGTGATTGCCGTAGTACTACCAGCACTCCAGTTTTCTCTGGATAACCATTCAATAATACCGGCAGCGTCAGTTTCAATACAGATATATCCGGTTTCGCCGTTATTTACCCTCAATGTAGTAGTTCCCCAATAGGTTTGTGAACTTAATGCGCCAGAACCATTGGGTCTAAATGCATAAGTTTGAGGATCAGTATGGTTATTAGCAACCTTTAAAAATACTAAAGCATATTTGCTTCCCACTATAGAAGATAAATCAAGATCAGAAAAACTATTTGATGTTCCACCGCTATAAGCCTGAGTTCCTGAATGCGTCCAAACTCCTGGAAGGTTTGTTAACTGGCTTCCATCAACCGGAGGAAGTTTTGACGAAGCATCCAAGAATACAGGCCCGCTGGCCGCGTTATTAGCAACAGTTGTGGCCAGGCCACCTTGCGCTCTTGGAAGTGTGCCTGTAAGATATGATACATTTAATTTTCCGTCAGCCCCTAATATAACAACACCGTTAGCAGCATTAGCTGCCGATGTAGCGCCGGTACCTCCGTTACCAGTAGGTAAAGTCCCGCTGACCGCTGTTGTTAACACTATTTGTTTACCGCCAACACCGCCGGTATGACCATGGCCGGAGCCAGCGAACAGTATTTTACTTTCTTCGATAGCTGCTGATGCCGATACTTTAGCGTTAGTAATCAAAAGCGCTACGTCAGTGCCTAAAGCCAAAGCATCCCAATTAGCCCGGCATTCTCCGGGGAAGTTTACAAGTAATCCGTCATCGGTCGGTTTTGCTGCATTCCAGGCCATTATTAACCCTCCTTACCGGACATTATATTCTTCAAAGCACTCTTAGCGTATTGCTGTATAATTTTGGTCATGTTATGGATAGGCACGTTATGATCCCTTAATTCATCCATCCAGCAATCGCTATGAAAAACCATATTTTTGGTAAAATTTTCCGCGTGTTCCGGGCATTTAAACAATGGCGGAGTTTGCGCGAAGTATTTTTGCAATATAATAGCAGGCTGCACTACCACGAAAGCCGCATCCTGGATATCCTTTTGGCATCTATTGCAAAGCGGAAACTTAACTGCATTAGGTTTATTTTCTTTAGCTTTTTTCTTAGCCATTTTACTTCTCCTTTTCTTTTACAGAATCTACTGCATTTTTTAAGATTGTGGATATTATAGGAACGCTGATTTTAGATTTTACAGAAATCGTATTGAATTTATTATCGACCTCTCCGGTTTCGTTATCCTTTATTTTATAAACCAATATAGCCTCAGTATAATTCCCTTTTGAATCAATTTCAATGATTAATTTTTGCGGCTTAATCGTTTTAGCCATATATCCTCCTTATATTCCATGCGCGTGATAGGAAAAATTACCTACCACCGCAGTCCCGTCTAACTTATATAATTTTACCGTAAACCCGGTTGTTGTCGGCGCTACGCTGAATTTATGAACATAACCATCGCCGTCTAAAATATCTATGTTTACCGAAGGCGCTTCGTGGAATGTTTTAGTGAAAGTAATGGCGCAACCGTCAGCGGCGTTAGTAACTTCTCCGGTATCTTTTTCATCGATATCCGGAAGATCTACATCTATAGTTAAATTTGTAACAGCTAAACTAGTATCGACGGAATCTCTCGTTACCGTCATTTTGATCTGAAACCACCGGCAGTTATAATCCGCGGTGATCCAATCTTCCCAATCAGTCCAGGTATCAACTAAAGGATCTGCGCCTTCGGTAGAAGTTCTAATTTTAAATGATAACGCTCCGGGTACTTCATCCCCGGAAAATCTCAATGTAGTGCTATCGTCAAAAGCCCGTCCTGCTTCTGAATTCCAGGCCAATGCGGAGGCGATTGTGGCCAGTGATTCTATCATTATCCTGGCGTCGCAAATATAACCGATCCCTTTTACCGCAGTAATGTAGGTTCCGGTTAATTTGCCTGCGGATAATATTAAATTATTTCCGCTTATTTCGGTATCTGTTTTAGTGCCGTTCCAGGCCGGGTCTTCTTCAAATGTTTTAATTATATTTTGGAACGGTATATTTGCTACTGTAATCAATGCTTCTAAAGCATTTACGGAATAATTATCAGAATTATCTATGGCCTTAATCCAGTATGCCTGATCTGTGCCTAATTTTATATCTCTTAATGTTGCTTCAACGCCGGGTAAATTAGTGCCGACAACATCTGCGGATATCCAGTCAGCGCCTTTTCTGATTTCATATCTTTTTACATCAACATCGGTTACTTTACCCCATCTGCAGACAATTGAATCCCTGTATTTTCTTACGATAAAACTTGTTACATTTGAAGGCGGATCATCCTTTCCTATCAATTTTATTACTGAAGATACAGTTCCGTCAGAAATTATAGAATTGATTGATTGCGTTTTTATCTTAACATAATATTCTTTGTCTATTTCAAGGTTAAGATTTATCCTGTATTCAGTATCGCCGACATTAGCTGTGCCTACAGAAATATAATCTCCTGCGCCTTTCTTTAATTCTATGATATATCCATTTAGTAATTCTTTTTTGGTGGCCGGGGCTACCCAAGTTACATCGATATGCGCGATATGCGTTCCGTCTGCGTTTCTCCAGCCTATTTCTTCCAAGACTATATTCGTAACATCAGTAACCGGCGCAAAAGGGTTAGGAGGCGATCCATAATTCCAGTCATCGAAAGTAGAACCATGCCTATCGGCTAGTATAGAAGAATTATAAGCCTGTAATGTAAATTTAGCCTTACCGAAATCTAATTCCGTTGTTTCGATGATCCGGAAAGCTGCTGCAGTCCAATTCGGCCTTGAATGCGTTACCGAAACTACATCAAACGGCTCGCAATGCATGGCCGACATATTGCATTCAAATTCACACCATATATCGGCTAACTTTCCTTCATACAGGAATTTATTGGCTAACCTGGAGGCCTGCGATTGTCTGATTATTCCGTAACATTCTATTTTATCCTCTATCGCGCCGCGGATATCTTGATCTAGCTCGTCTTCCGCCCAAGCTACGCGCTTAGAATTACTTGATTCTAGTGCGGAAATCCATTCAACACCTACTTTATTCGGCATAGCATCTGTCTTTCCATAACCGTAAATAAATGTACCCTTGGTTATATTATCTTCGGTAAAGGCCATGACAGCGGTTTCGCCTGATTTTTCAAACGCTATTTTATAAAGGCATCCGCTCCTTATAATCTTGGCGTTGCAGGTAACGAGTAATTTATCCAGATTATCCAGCGCGGAATGCTTGGTGTCAATAGCAATATCTAATTCATACCTTGCTTCTGTTCCACCGGCGCCGTTATCAACCAGTTCAGCGCAATGAGTAAAAAAATCACCGAAAGTTATAGGATCGATAAATTCTTCCGGAACACCGCAACCCCCTAAAACCCGGCTTAATAACATATAATCCCTGATTATTGCAGCCGGATTTTTAGAAGTTATTAAAGCATTAGTAGCCCAACTGCTTGTGCCTACATTCCACGTTTGTATTTTTCTTCCTATTGCTTCTGAAGTTATTACAGGATTGCTGCCTACTTTTTCTCCCCTCGTCATCGTAACCGCAATATAGGCTACATCACGCAACCCTTTGACAATACCTGAGCCCCTGGAATCTACTGCTTGGGAAGATGTCCCTAAATAAGCTGTATAACTGCATCCATCCAATCCAGCGATATCCTGGTCATCTAGTTTTACATTGCTAATGCTGGTTATTTCTCCTATACAAATGCCAAGGAATCTATGTACTGTTTCACCAGGGTCTGACTGCCATAATAAATTACCTCCCATGATAATAGGCCCGCCGTACAATATCGGCACAATACCTTCGTTAGAAAACGTATTATCTATTACCGGTGTGGTATATTTAGAACCTTCTATGTTTAATTTATCTGCCTGCTGAGCGGCTCTAACAGAAGAATAAATAGCGAAACCGATAGTAGCCACTATCGCTACTTTTATTACCAGTACTGTTGCGGCAAAAGCAAATATACTACCGCCGAAAAATGTCGTAGATATAGCTATTCCTATTGAAATAGGCTCTGCGTAAACCTGATTATTTACGCCTAGGATAAAAAAGAATATAAATAATAAAAGTTTAAACATTCGGCCTGTATCCTATTAAAAATAAATCTTCTAAATACCTGATTTTGGTTAGGCACGATCCTACAACAATGTCCATATGCAAGGCCTGCTTATCATTTATGCAGACTGCCAGCGCGCCTATGCCATTTATTGTTTTTAATAATAATAAATCCCCTTCTTTTAAATCTTTAAATTCAACCGGGATTGAAAATTCAGATATAACTTTCATCATGCGTTGAATATCGCGTTTCTTATTCCTGAATAATACCCGGCCGTTATCCGTAAAAGGTCCTTCTATTTTTTTAACATAATAATAATATAACCATACAATGCCCCGGCAGTCGCAGCCGTCAAAAGACCGGCCATTCAGTTTAAAGGGAATTCCGATAAGCTTATTTTTATCGAATTCTACGCCGTCGTCAGGAAGCCTTATTATGTTTTCCATTATTTTGTCAAAGGTATAGTGTGGAATCCATGATAATTGATATTATTATTATAGGTATCTTCGCACATGGCTAAAGTCTTATCGCACCCTCTGAAGATATTAAATGTATCTCCGACCACAACAGCGTTATCTAAAGGATAATCAAAAGTGGATTTATTGGTAGCTAAATCAAAATCTACTATCTTCCTTGAAACTCCATTATTTAACCCCGATGTAAAAATAGCATATCCCCAGTTCCAGTAATCATTGGCTTGCGTAAGATTAACAGTATCGATTAAAGTAGATGCAGTTCCGCCTGTAGCAGTACCGGAAACTTTATTGGCTGGAAGCGATTTATTTATCTGACAGTAAGCATCGCCAAACCTGGCGTGGCATTCTATCTGGTAAGGCCAGCCAGTTTCAAAACTCAGCGATCCTATCTTTGGCGTAGCTGTAGCATCCATTGTTTTCTGAGGAAAACTTATGTTCTGGATAAATCCGTCAAAAACTATTTTAGTGTCTAAGTAAGAGGATATATGATCCCTGAAGATTAGCCTGCAGACAACCCTTCTATTGCGGAAGTTTTTAGATGCAGCGTAGGCTGACATAGCCTTATTAATATTACAAACCCGGAAAGTTACCTGTTCTATTTCTCCGCTGGCCGTTTTCTTGATTGCCGTTCTTTGGACTCCAAGGGGGATATAATTTGTTGCAGTATGGCCAAAATAAGAGAAAAAAGCTGTAGTCCGGTAGAAGTTTATGAAATGCAAGGTATCCGAATCTTCTGTGTCCTGGGAACCTAAATAAATATCATAAATTTCTACCGGCTTATGCTGTATCTGATTCTTTATAGCTATTAATGTAGCTGATAAATCATACATTTTTATGCGCTAAAGCTGCTTGAGCTGCTGGAATTAGAAGAACTACTCATACTGCTCGAACTACTTGAACTACTTGAACTCGAAGATCTGCTCGAAGAACTGGAACTGCTCGATCTGCTCGAAGAACTGGAACTGCTTGAACTAGATGAACTGCTGGAACTGCTTGAACTAGATGAACTGCTGGAACTGCTTGATTGGCTAGAACTGCTTGAACTTATTGAACTGCTTGAGAAACTTGAACTCGACGAACTGCTGGAACTACTCGATAATGAAGAACTACTTGAAGAACTCGAACTGCTTGAACTAGATGAACTGCTGGAACTGCTTGATTGGCTCGAACTGCTTGAACTAGACGAACTACTCGATTGGCTCGAACTGCTTGAAGAACTTGAACTGCTTGAAGAACTTGAATGTCCGTCTATAGGAACATAAGTTGTCCACCTATCTTCTATCAAAGATATTCCTGTATGCAATAATTGATAGGAAGCTAATTGCCGGCTTAATTGATCTTCTGCAAAACACATACGCATATAATATTCATAACTAACTAGTATTGCGCCGGCTACAGGCGCGGTATTAAAATCTATATAAGATATTTCATTAACGAAATCATTAGTTAATACGTAATTGGTAGTGGCAACTCCGCCTACAGTACAAGAATGATTAGCGGCCGTATCTACAGGAAAATTAAATAAGATAAACCTAGTGGTAGAATTATTCGCGTCTCCGATAGGCTCATCAGTAGTAGCATATTCAGTAAGGACCTTAATTAAAAAATAATCATACATTCCTTTGCGGGAAATATAAAAATTCCAGATTAAATCCATGGCCGCCTTGGTCAGGAAACGACAGGTAAGTTTATAACCCCTTAGGCCATCCTCCCAGAGCGCATCCCTATACTTCTTGCCATTTTCTGATTCAGTAACATTCGTATTGAAAGCAATACTTTCTTCTAATCCGAATTCAGGAGTTAATGTAAGTATATGTTCATAACTCAATTTAATTCTCCTTTAAATAGTATATTTTTGGTTTGCTTTCCTTAATATTCCATTCCCTCTAACGCTAGCAGCCGAAGCGCTGCTGTAAATATCGCCATGCTGCTCTAATCTATCCCTAAATGATTTTACATCAATGGCCTGGATATAATAATTATTGACTACACCGCCACCCGCAACATCTTCTCCCCGGTTTAATTTATTTAGATTATCTACGCCTAAGGATCGCATGCCTTTTTGGTTTACTACTCCTTCGCCTTTTAATAATGTAGCGTTTACTTCTCCGCCGTCATGAAATTTTCTTCGGCCATAACCGAAATTATCCAATGGCGACATTAGCAGGCCGCCTGTATGGGCGAAGCCTCCGCCGAAACCTAGGAATGAACCAAGTCCGATCTTGATTAAGGCAGCGTTTACCGCAATTTGTAATATAGTTTTAAGCATTAAATCGCCGAAGGCGTTAACTACATCCATCAACCCTTCGAATTCACCCTTGATTATTTTAAAAAATCCGTCAACCATGGAATCACGCATTCCGGTTACTGCAGATTCCATAAATGTACGCATGGCGTTAAATTGATTTCCGGCTGCATTTTGGAATTTATCCAAATCCGCTACCAGCCCTTTGACATCTGTTTTCATCGCTTCGATAGCTGCGCTGGCACCTTCTTGGATCTTATTGTATAACTCGATGGCGCTAGTACCCATATTAAGCAGGAATTTATTTTCTTCATTAATATCGGCTATTATCTGTTTCTTCGCGCCGCTAAAGCCCTGCTGGAATGATTCAATTTCATCACCCATTCTTATCAGGTTTTCGCGTATGCCTTTTGTGGCTGGAATTACTGATAATAACGCTATAATTAAAGCATCCACGGCCAATAATACTTTGGCTATAAATTCCGCTATACCCATAATGATTACATCAATGACCCTAGCGAGTTGTAGAACAGCCGCAATTGTTCCTTTAAGAATAGTCCATACACCTATCAGGGTAGCCAAAATTACTTTCCATGTTTGAGCAAAATTATCGGTATTCTTTTGGCTTTCCTGCAATGACTTATTTTGCCTATTTATTTCTTCCGTCATTAATTTGATAACCGCGACAAAATAAGGGGATTTAATAATTATATTTCCTATACTTTCTTTAAAATCACTCATTGTAGCGCTTAATATTTTCATCTGTCCGCTAAACGTGGTGGACATTGCTACCGCCGCGCCGCTTACTGATTTATCTATAGCTTTTAATATGCTATCAAAATCTTTAGTTTTTTTGGTTGTTTCGTCCATTGTGATACCTAAATATTGCAGACGCGAAGCATTCGAGGAAAATGCTGAGCCTACTGCTTTGGCTACAGAAGCTAAGTTCATTTCTTCACCGCTTCTGGACCTGACCAAGGCGGTCATATCAACTAATAATGGAAGTAACCTTCTGATTTGATTTTCATTTAATTTAAACGTAGCTAATATAGATGACGCAGAAATTAATTCATTATCGCTAGCCCCGGTTAACGCCTGTAAAGCATTAGCCTGTTCAATTATTGCTTTGGCGCCTTCTTTCGATCCTGCTCCGGTAGCCGCAAAAGCAGCGGCTAATCTGCGTTCAGAATCTTCTTGTTCTATGGCAGCTGAAACCGAAGATTTAATAGTGCTGATTAGCGGCCGCAGCGCAAACATCCACACAAGAATCATATTACGGATAGAACCGATTTTACCGGCCAAGGCGCCTATTTCCTGGCCAAGATAGCGGCTATGCCGGCCAGTTTCATCCATCTTCTGACCCATTTTGTCTATGTCAACAGCAGCCCCGCCGCCTTCTTTCTTTACGGTAAGGCCGAGTTTCTTCATAGAAGCAATTTGATCCTCGGTAGCTTTTACGAATTTACCGGTGGCGTCATCCTTAAATGTAAGAAAAACCTTAAAATTTTGTTCGCCTGGCATGTTTATACCCTATATTTTTGTTTCATTAAATTGTCTATTTCCGCCGATTCTAATATATCGAATATATCCAGCAACTTTGCCGGCTGTTCTGAGATACCGCCGCGAAACGGAAGATGTCCTTTTTTATAAAACTCATAGTACCGGATATATTCTTTTATCTCTGGCGGTAGAATTTTTGCAACGCATCTATCCGCCGGCTTCCCATCTATTAAATATGGCTGTACTGGTTTGCCGAAACATCCGCGGAACTTCTTCTGATGTTCGTTGCAATTATGGCAATCAAGGCCTAATGTAGCAACCTCGACTGCCAGTTTTAGTTTTTTGATAATTCTCCGCTAACCTGATTTTCTCCCCAGATTACATTAGCTAATTCCGAGATTGCGTATAACGGAATCATCTTTAAGAGTTCATCTGGGATCACATCGATTTCGGCATTAAATACTTTTTCCTTAATGGTTTTAAATTCAACCGGTTTACCGTCGAGAGAAAAATTCTTAAAACCTTTCAGTCCGTATTTAACTATAGAAAAATTATTCAAAGCCAAATCAATTTCTCCCTGGACATAAATAGGCTGGTTATCTTTTATTTCTATCTTTCCATAACTGGAAACAATCTTTGCCTTAGTGATAGAATCTATGGCGCCTATCAACCATATCGTCGGATTTTTTTTATCATTCTGCAATACGTACTCTTTTATCTGCCCTACGGCAATCGGATCTACCATAACACACCTCCATTTTAATACTTCAGGTTAATAAATTTTTTAGCAGCTTTCTGCGTTTTTTCAGATAGCCATCTTTCCATCCTTGCGCTAGCCCAATTGTAGGTTTGCTCCGAGAAACCTAAAAAGCTTCTTATTACCGGGGCTAATTGCTGATGAATCAATCCTACCAGGTCCCGGCGCGGGTTTCCACGAGGAATAATCCCTACTGAAAAAAGATTTTTACCTTCCTGATAAACATGTATGGCCCTGTACATAATTCCTTTACGATATAGAGCCATACGAGGATTCTCACTTCCTTCCCTTATTTTATCTTGAATAGTTTTTTTAGAGAGCCTTTTATATGCCGATCCGTCTAAATTAGTCTGATTGCGGATGTTCTTTTGAGATTCATTGACTATTTTATTAGCGATCTGTTCTAATGGAATACTAGCATCCGTAAAATCAGGAATTTCTAGATCCATTTGAATTTCACAGGAAAATTCGCTAGGCATATAATGCTCCTATCTATTTTTAGGCGCTTTGAGAACTAGAACTCGATGAAGAACTCATACTGGAACTAGAACTCGAGCTCGAAGAACTTGAGGAAGCCCCTAATGTTATAGTCATTTCATCGTTACCTGCGTCAGAATTCTTGCAAATCTCACAGGTGGCGTTCATTATTCTTATTCCGCCTCGATCTCCTTCCTTAAGTCCGGTATATCTGACTGCCGGCAGAGAAAATTCTATGGAGTTGCCATTTGAATCATTGACTATGATTGATACGGCCATAGTTGCCCGGGACATAATCTTAGAATAAAAATCATGGTCGGTAGTCGCGACTAATTCAGGATCAAAGGTTAATACCGGATTCCTACCGGTAATTTTGGCATAATCAATGCCTGAGGCGTCTTGTGGTTTAGGCGAAATTACTATTTCATTCTGCATATCTATTTCGCAAGCATCCAGCACTAACGCGTCGCCGTCAATCATGACTGTAGCTCCCATAAATACAAAAGGTACCTGAGTCGGATATGTCGGACTCAACATTGATTGGTCGCTATGTTCTGAATATTTTCCCTGCATGGCAAATTCGCAGAATATAGGTTCGCCTACTTTAAACTGGAATTTTACGTTGCCGGCGCAACCCAGCATTGTTTTTCTAAAACCATCTTCATATTTAGCGATAGTGCATGTCGGAAAGCTACTGGATATCGGAGCAAAAATATTTGAAACTCCTGCTGAAAGCGACTCACTCCATCCACAGGCCCTTAAGAATGGCGTTATCGGCAAGGTAGTACCCTTAGATCCGGAAGCAGGCCCCATCAATTCAGCCTTAAAAGTTAAGGCCATTTTCCTTGCGCCGGGCTCAGAAACGAACCTAGACATATGCTTTACTACCGGATTTCTTTTAAACTGCTCAAATTCAGCATCCATTACAGGATCATAAGCTAATATTGTTGCCTGCGCTGCTGCTAATGTTTCAGCCACACCACTAGTGGTTTCCACTTTCCCGGCCAATTGCGCTATGCGTGATATTTTTGCCACATCCCCTCCTTTTTAAATAGTACGGTCTTCAATTATTATATTAATCTGAACTAAATGACAAAGCACATTCCCAAACATAACAGTGGAAAATTCACCTGTTATCGGAATATGCACTATTTTTGCTGTACCGCTAAGCGTAGGATCATTGACAAAGTTAGAACATATGGTTTCAACTAAATCTTGGAATGTTTTTTCAGAAGTCAATGCTTCATAAACAGAATAAAATCCGCGGATTATAAATTCATGCGTATTATCTTCTACACTACCAGAACCTCCCCTGGCCACAAGAGCAAACTTTTTTCTTTCAATATCCCAGGTATTTACCTTAGAGTCCTTAATAAACAGATCTTTATAGGTAGATAGATCGCTGGAATACCGCTTATAATCATAAACGTTTTCCACGCCTGATATTGCTTCAAGTTTTGTTTTAATTTTTGTACGGATACTGCTTAATGACATTAATTTTAAGGCAGGATTAGATAGAGGGGTATTGTAAAGAAAATACCTATCTTTTCTATCTCCGCCTTCTCCGAACTCTTTGTTCTGGGGTTAATTACCGATTTCTGAGTGGGTGCGTTAGCATATCTTCAGACCATTGATATATTATATCAAGATCCTTAATTGCTACACCAGCTGAAGCAGCTGCAGCACCTTTAGATCCTTCCCCTAGGCCCATCAACGAATTATACATGGCCAGTTGTTCTTTGGCCAAATTCGTATAAAGGTCAGATTTGCGCTGATAATCAATTACATCAGCCTCTAGGGTAGAATCTGTACTCTGTGAAAATTTAGCCGCGAGAGCCCAGAAACAAAGAGAAGCAGCTAGTGTTACCACCGCTTCCATATCATTATCGTCTATAGTACAAGTTGTATCATCAAATGTATGCGGTAATGTATATTCAAACCTTGCTTTTTTACCGCTTACAGGAATAAACGTCAAAAAACGTAAGTAAGTAGTCGTAACCGCTGGAGTGCCTACTAACTTTTTATAGAATTTCCAGTCGATCGATTCTAAATACTGCGGATCCTGATAATCATCGGCCGGGTATTCTATATCTCCTTCGATATAAGAAAAATTATCTACCCAGCCAGTCGGCATGGCAAAATCATAAGCTATACCATCCCCGGTTAATTCATGGATTAATTTTCTCGGCCTATCTTTAGAAAAAATCAATACGGCGCGGGAAAGAAGACGATCTTTATCGTCTGGCTGAAGTTTTTCCGCGTCGTCTTGCAGTAATGTTTCTAACCTGCTTAGATAATCTTCTTTAGTATTAGCCATTTTAGTGGTGGAATTCTTTTATGAATATAGTTACTAAAGTACCGACTACAGAAATTAATACAACCCCGCCAAAAAAGTAGATTCCACTTACCTTTTGGCTTAAATTAGATTGTTTGGTTACTAGACCATCTCCATTTTCGCTGCCAAACATGATATTGTGCATATCATTTACCATTTTTTCCATGTTCTTGGCAGAAGTCTTAACTTCAATGGAAGAATTATTTATCTCATCAATACGAGCATGAACTCTTTGCATTGAATTAGTGCATTCTTGTCTAGTTATAGTTTCGCTTTCCATTTAAAAATCCTAGGTGTTTAAGAAGAAGTAGAACTAGATGAAGAACTAGAACTTGAACTTGAACTTGAACTAGAACTAGAACTAGACGAACTGGAGTAAGTATTTTTTGTAGGAACTCCCTGGCCTAACAATTGAAATTTCCTGCGATTAACCATGATAATATTGCAATCATTTTCTACAACATTAAACATACCGCAGGCGACATTTTCGCAAGTTATTCCAGCAGCGCCATTATTTTTAAATGGACATTTATAAGCCGGATATGCCATTCTTATCTCCTATATTACCGGCAGAAGCATTACTGCTTCTGCCGGTATAGTTTTAACTAAACTGCGCTTTCTACATAGACATCAAATATCTTGAAGAACGCGCCTGAAACACCTCCGAACTCAAGCGACTTAATACCGCTTTCAGTAGCAGTTATTTCTACCTTGACATATCTACCATTCTTAGGCGTACAAGCTACTTCTTTCCAAACAGTAGTATCTTGCCATTCCGAAATAGCAAGGGCGACTGCAGTACCCCAATTGCCATTAGTTTCGCTGACATAGATATTAATATTGGTAGGATCGCAGCTTAAATTACCGCCTGAGCGTCCTCTGACTTGCTGTACATTATAGATATTGCCTAAGTCGATAACAAACTCATGAGTTTCATTAACCGTATGTTTCCATACATTCGTACCGGCCAAAGCATTTTCAGGAGTTGTATCTCCGCCGTCATCGCCGCAGTGAGATTCGAGATATGTATTATCTATCCCGAGCCATCCGGTTGTAGTAGAACTGCTCGAAGAAGAACTAGACGAACTGCTTGACGATGAACTGCTCGAACTAGACGAACTGCTTGAACTTAATGAACTGCTCGAACTAGACGAACTGCTTGAACTTAATGAGCTTGAGCTAGATGAACTGCTAGAGCTGCTCGAAGAACTTGAACTGCTTGAGCTGCTCGAACTAGACGAACTGCTTGAACTTAATGAGCTTGAGCTAGATGAACTGCTAGAGCTACTCGAAGAACTTGAACTCGAAGAACTTGAACTCGAAGAACTTGAACTAGATGAACTTCTAGAACTGCTCGAAGAACTTGAACTGCTTGATTTACTTGAACTAGATGAACTGCTAGAACTTCTGGAACTGCTGGAACTACTGGAACTGAATGAACTGCTGGAGCTACTTGAAGAACTAGAACTGCTAGAACTGCTCGAAGAACTAGACGAACTTGATCCAGTTCCAGTTACAGTTACATTAAGTGCATGCCAATAAGTTCCATCACACCAGAACTCAGCATTTTCATATTTTCCTATCTGCGCCGTATCATAACTTCCGCCGCCGCCGTTAAAACCAGCCGTAACAAAAACATAGCCCTGGCTAGTAGTGGTTACCTGTATATTGACACCTTTAAGTTTAGCGCTCGCGGCGGGTAAAGTTAACTTGATATTTCCGGTAGTTAACTTTATAAAAAGATAACCACTCTCCAGAATATCATCTTCTGTAAGAGTATAGTCTGCGGTCTTTGTGAGAGTTGTTCCTCTCTTGTTTGCAACAGAATATTTATATCTAGTAGGTTTTGGCATATAGGTATCCTCCTTTTATCTGGTTAGCTTGCGCCTACAGATTGAGATAAGGCATACCAATATGTTCCGTCGCACCAAAATTCTACGGTGTTATAGGCTCCGATTGTTACCGTATCGTAGCTATCACCACCACCACCAAAACCGGCGGATACATCGACTTTACCTGAAGCATTATTCGATGTAACATATACGCTAACTCCTTTTAAGGCAGAACTTGCTACCGGCAAAGTTAATGTATATGCGCCATTAATTTTAAAGAATTGTCCGACTCTTAAAATATCTGACTCTGTAATACTATATGTTTCTGCCTTAGTAGTGGCAGTACCTCTTGCATTTGCAACACCATATTTATATCTAGAAAGTTTCATTAAATACCTCCTTAACATTAAGCATTTTTCAGCTTAACAGCTGTGCCGGGAGATTTCTCTCCCGGCCATCGCCATTAATTCGGGTTAATTACGATACTATTGCTCCTGCAAAAGCCCTGAAATCAGTAACAGCTCCGCCGTATTCATGGCGCACCTTGTAACGGATCTGGTCGTAAGTAAACACATTACCGACTGTAGGCTGATCCTGGACTAAAATCTCAGGTTCTTCTTTTCCGTTCAAAAATCCTATTTCAATACCTTCTACATCGCCGGGTTTGGCAGATAAATAATAATTATTCTCATCACCGCGAAGGAACGGACTTTGCTGAACTTCAAATTGGCCTTTCAACGTATTGTTTCCGCCTTCTGCGTTTTCAGGATGCTTCTCCGAATTAGCTAAGGCTAACGCGGTGCCATTTAAAGAACGAGGTACCCAAAGAATAGGTTTCTCTATGGCTAAGAACTGAGTTACTTTCTTTACGCTCACGCCCTGGGCGTGTTGTGCATCTGTAGTCCCGAACATGCCTCTTGCTATGGTCAAGGCGTCTGTAGCCACAACATCAATGCGGACTATTTCTCCGTCTAACCACGCATAATCCCCTGCCTTAAAATACTGGCCTGTGCTACCGGTAACATTCAAAGTTGTTCCGCCAGCAGATAAAGGATTATTTACAACAAGAGATTTGTAACCGAGCTCGCACTGATACCACATATCGTTTAGAAGATCCTGCAGGTTATCGTAACCCAAAGTACCTGTGCGTAAATTTTTATGGGCTGCTACATAAAGCACTGCACTGTCATAGATCGTGGCCGTATTAATACCAGTAGCGCCGTAGCCTAACATTAAATCAAAGACGAACTGATTCAATGTATAACCAGCGGCCTTACCTACTCTTTTCGGTATTCCGGTCAGAACCTTCAGATCATCATCAATAATCATCCTTCTAGTTATGGTGATTAATCCACCCTTGGTGGCAACTGCATATGTAGCTTCAGTATCAGCCGGGAAGCCCAATTCTGGATAAGTCGGAGTTGCAGTATCAATAGGAGTGCCAGCAACTGTACGCGCTGCCTGAACCGTAGGAAGAACGCCGAAACCTCCCCATTGGATCCTTTCCTGCAGTTTAAAATCTTTTATCGGGGTAGTTACCGCAATTTTTCTCCATAACTCCGGTATTGCCCGGTATTCAGGAAGCATGCGCCTTTGCATAGAAAAACCTAAGGCATAAGTAAAACTGCCATCACCTTCATAGGCTTCTTTCAATCTTGCGACTGCTTTCGGGCCTAATATTCCGGTAATCCCGGGATCGTCAGTGTAGGCAACATACGCTTCTCTTAATGACGTAAATCTGTCAATATCCTTATATTTTTCTTTTTCTGTCTCGCTAGGCGTGTAACCTAACATTAAGTCAAGAGAAGCCTGTAACCTTGTAACCGGTTCTCTCTCAACAAAAATACCTTCTACCTCGCCGAAACCTACTATGGCTTTACTTTCTATTAATTGGGCTAATGTGTCGCGTTCAGCCTTAATAGCTTCTTTTAATTCAGATTCTTTAAATATCTTGCTCTTGAAAGAATTTCTGATCTTACCTTTTATCGGCTCAGGAAGATTGCTTTCGCTTAAGGCTAATTCGAGCAATTCTTTACATTCCCTGACTTTTAATTGGTTATCTATATTTTCTAATTTGGCTTCCAGATCTTTATTTTTCTTTTCCATTTCGGCCTGTTTTTTCTGCGCTTCGGTTTGTCCAGCAGCAGCATCGGCCTGAGCCTTAAGCAGTTCTTTCTTTTTCTTTAACTGCTCAGAAGATAATATTTCATCGGGTGCTTTAACTAACTCCTCGTCAGTCATTTCTTTTACCTTAGCTATATTCGCTAAAGCTTTTTCTGCCTCTTCATATTTCTTTTCTTTTATATTTTTAACAATGGCCTCTAATTCGGCGCATTTATCTGATTTCTTATTTTTTGCTTCCGTAACCAATGATTCAAAAATACTGATTACTTCTTCTTCGGTAATATTAGCGATATCCACGCTCTCTAACAATTTCGGATTCCATGCCTTCAAAGATGCGAGCAATTTCTTAAACATTTTTTCACTACCTCCTGTTTGGTTGAGGCTTTCAATTATTTTCAGTAACCCACCGCCAGCCGCAGGTTGAGTTACGAAGTCCGTACTGAAGACTTTACTTATTCCGCTTACTACCGTTACCGGTTGGCCATTCAACATTCTGACGCTAGAAGGACCTTCCGCATTAATTGACAATCCCAGAAAGTTTTTTAAACCTTTCTGCCAGGCATTTATGAGCATCTGCTTTAACTCTTTTACTTTGCTATTTTCTTCGAGTAAATGCAGAGACCCGGTTAAACCAGTAACTTCCCTCCCCTCGATTTTAACTGTTTCGTATTTTACGTTATCGAGGTACCCTGCGGTCTGGAGAGGAAATCCCTCTGGACGAATTTTCTCTATTGATAAAGGAACATGATCAAAATGGCTGTCTTTCCATTCGTAAAAACAAACTTTGGATTTCTCAAAAAGTGGGATTGATTTTTGGAGGGCTTCTTGGGTATAATACTTTCCGTTTTTAGATAGTCCTTCTTCAATAATCATAACCTTCCAAGCAGAACCGGAAGAAGAACTTTCTAAGAAGCAAACTATATTGGTCTGATTTAATTTAATCAATTATTGCTCCGGCTAATTCTTTCGTTATCCTATTAACGATCTCCTTACGTGTTTCTTTATTTCCGGAGTATGTTGCCGGCTCAAATAATATATAAGATATTTTATGCTGCTTTAACCAAGATTTTGCTTCTTCTGGAGTATATTGATGTTTTCCAAATCGGTAGGTCTGTGCTTTCATCGGCGCATTAGCATCACCTTTAGACTTTTGCATTATTAAAGAAATACCCGGAGCTATTTGCTTCCGGGCATACTCAGCAGAATTTTGCGGAAGTGGTTCTGCGACTCTAACTGCGTGTTCATTAGGATATGGCATTAGCACTCCTGTGGATATCCTGTGGATAACTCTATAACTACTTAAAATATATACACATAAAATCTATCTTTGTCAAGTATTATTTTTTTAATGTCCAAAAGTCAGAGTTAATACTCTCTCTTTTTGCGATAAATATTCCTTTAAGTTTATCGCCTGAAAACTCTATTGTTTTCTCTAACTCTGTTGACTCTAAAATAGATACTTTACCTTTATCTAAATTTCTTTCCCAAAGTGGCATAGATGTTGGGTTAAGTTGACTTAAAGGTGGCAAAAATGCTATTACTTTAGATTCACTATATTTATCAAATTTCGATAGTTTTATATAAAAAACTGATTCTTTAAAGTTTTCATTTAACAAATCTTTATCTAAAATCATATCAATACCTAAATCGGTAGCAATAATAAAATCTTCTATCTTAGGAACTGACTTATTCCACCTAGTATAGTAAGCAAATTCGCCAAATTTCCTTTCGGCTTCTTTCATCTTAATATCAAACTTATATCCGCGGTAATCAATACCGCTGTCTTTTAATGCTTTTAACGTATCAAAAGCTTGCTGGCCTCCATCAGGTTGAACTATAATATATTTATATTCAGTAAATTTATCAAAAAGTTCTAACGCAAAAGGAGATAACTTTTCCGGTTGGAAGTTGGTAGTCCCAGCCTCAATCATTTTCTTTACGCAATTATAAAATGATTGTTTTAACTGCTCAAAATCCTGTTTTACTTCTTCCCCGCGCCTTTTAGCGGCATATAGTTTAAGGATTTGCTTTAATTCTTCCTGATGATCTTTACTTTCCTCAAGTCTTATATCGGACTGATTGATAAAATCCAAGACCTCTATCATTTCTGCATTATCAAAACAAGATGTCGATAGATACGAACTATTCTGCTGTATAGGATAATTCGTAACTACCAATTCATTCTTTCTGGTCATATGGCCTGAACTAGGTGCCGCTAGATTATATTGAGAAAGTATCTTGCGGTTGTATTTTGCCTCTTTCCAACCATCACAAACTTCGTAAGTAACCATCCACTTACCGGGAATAGTCTTAGTGAAGGATTCAAATTCTTCCTGCGTAGGACACCATTTCCAATTCATCTTTGCGCTAGGATATGGCGGATCAAGGAAAGTAAAAGATTCTGCGGTAGAATATTTTTTAACAAAATCCTTATAGTCCATATTTTCTATAGTTACGCCGGCCAATCTTTCTTTTATCTTGGCCAGTCGCGTAGTTAATTTCATTACCTCGCCTTCGGCCCTATCATCGTAGGAGCGCATTTCGCCGGCATCGCTTGCTGCCTTGATATAGACATAGCGGTAGAACTGGTAAACTGGGTCTTTATTTGTCGGACTTTCTTTATATTCACCGAGTAATTTATTAAATGTTTCCTTAGACGTCTTCCAGTCCATTTTATTCAATTCTTCTATCTGCTGGTCAGTGATATTCTGCATGAACTTAAAACACGAAACAATCTCAGAATCCTTGTCATTAATAAACTCTTCCGATCCTTTATTCTTCCTGAATAATACGCTTCCGCCACCTATAAATGGTTCGACATACCTTTTGTGTTCAGGAAACATTGATATTAACTTTCCAGCCACGAAGAACTTTCCACCGGGGGAGCCAAAAGCAGGTTTTACGCCTTCATTAATTTTCTCATTAGAGATTAAGTCTATTTTATCCAAAGAAAAATCTTCTAATAACGGTAGTAAAAAATTATTCATTAATAGCCTCCTCTGTTTCTTCCTGTTCATTTTCCATATCAACACCTAACTGATTTATTACCGCATTGATTACAGTCTTTGCCTGTTTGTCTGTAATCCATTTTTTATCGGAAGCCTGGACAAGTCCTCCGACTAATCCATTCATAGCCTCAGCAACGCCTTTATTATCCCGAGATACTATAGGAGAAGGTATTACGGTAAAACTTCTATCAACATCTTTCTTCAATGTACCGGCAATTATAGCCTGATCTATAGCAAAATTAAACATATGCTTAATCATAAATTTTACTTTTTTCTGTTTTGATTTTAAATTTTTTAAAGTCGGAAGTCCCATTTCCATCGCAGTTTGAAGTTGTATTGCGATTTTACCATTTCTACGAGTAATCATAAATTGATAAGGCATACTAAAACAATAAACCTTACCATTGTATTGTTCTTTTTGAATATTAGATTCGTATCGTTTTCCTCTGTTATTAACTTGTATTCTATTTCTTAAATCTCTTTCAATGATATTGCTACCACTAATAATGTTCCATTTAAACTTTCCTTTTATGGAAATGGAAGTCCTTGAAGAATATCCAAGAAGTAAACAAATAATTTGAAAATCATCCTTTAATTGATTTGAATTTGTAGAATAATTGAAACAATTTCTGCCTTTTCTTTTATCAAATGAACCATCTCCTGCCATCATAGATTTAAAAAGAATTTCTAAGTATGGTTTATCTAACTGCAATATATCTTTCGGTATTCTTTTTTCTTTACTTACACAACCAATATTTTCTTTAAGATAGTGCCAAAGAGATTTATTACTAATATTAAAAACTGTAACACCTTTACCATTATCAGATTCATTGGCCTGAAATCCAATTTTTTTCAGTAAGTTTCGTATAATTTTAACATTATATTCTTTTTTTTGAGCTATTCTGACACAAAATCTATTTTTAGCATTATTAAGATATCCTTCTGAAAGATACCAACCAAGAAAATCTACCCAATCTTTCATCACGAATTTTCTTGGACTATCTTTTATTCTTGATTGAATATCATAAGAAATATAAGGTAATTCAAAATATTCTTGTTTTTTACCAATCCAATTTTTTGCGCCTTCTTTGATATAAAATGTTTTATATGTTATATCTTTTGCCTGAATAATCTCAAATTTTCTTCCTTTATGCGCTTCTTTAATCCACATTCTATGTTCAGGCGTTACTAAAATATCTGTTCTTGTATTAGTAAAATGATACATTTCTCCTTTATAATCATAAAGATATATATTGCCTTTAGGTTTACAGAATTCAATTCTATCTTTATCAGGATTAAAAGTAGCTAATTTTTCTCCTTTTTTAATTTCCCAATATTTTTTCCATCCATTTTCAGTTAAAGTTTCTGTATCTTCACTATAACAGGCGCGAGTAGTGCGGCTTCCTTCGGCAAACCAATGTTCGGGATATCCTGCTCCACCTAATATCTGATTTTTGAATAGCCTTGCTTCTTCTGAAGCGTCAGCCCCTTCTAACTTCGGAGTTTCAGATTTCCATTTAATCTTATCATTATGCGCTCTTATTGAACCTGGCCTAGGAGTAGCCAAAGTCTTGACAAATTCCTGTAATTCTTCTTTGGACATCCCTTCGCACTCAATATCCCATATAAAAGTATTTATCAAAAATGCTCTCTCAAGCCTAGCAAAAAGAAATTGGTCATAGCCATCCAGCCAATCAGCTAAGCGCAATAACGTACTTCTACCGCGTGTAGCAGAACTTACTTTATTAATGGTAAAATAGAAACAATCTCCGACTAATTTTCCGTAAGATTTTGATTTTAGATTTTTATCGATATTAATAATGCTTAATTCTCTTTCAACTTGACCAGTTGGTTTTCTCCATATAAGTGTTTTATTGAGTTTAGCGTTATAAGGATCTTTCTTTATTTTTAATATTGTCTTAGGATCCATATAACTTAATTTAACAGCGCCATCAGCTGAATTAACCCAGACCGGTAAACAAAGTTCTCCGAAAAGATAAAGTTCAACAACATTAATATTCATTTCTTCATCAAGATTATTATCCGGATCATTCCAAAAATTATCTAATACTTCCTTTACGTCCTTATCTTTAGCTGTAAAAGTAAAACCATCTCCGATTACAAAATCTTCGATGATTTCAATTATACGGCCGGCCATAGGGTTGCTATCATATAGGTAAAACGCTATATCCTGCATTCTGCGCTGCGTAAGCAGATTAAGGTCCCTATGCTGGTTAGTAGTCAATGAACGCCATAATGCGTCATCACTTGATCCGCCTACCATTGGATATGATTCGTCTATCTTGCGTAAAATCTCAACATGCCTTTTTTCGCGTTCCTTGAAATCTACTACAACATTTTTTGATTCATCTGCTTTTACTTTTTTTTTCATATTAAATTTCTCCTCTCAATTCTATTTTCGCCTATTACAGAGGCAACCGAAGCACCTCTATGAATAACAGGCTCAATAATCCTTACGTTTCCGTTACCTTCATCTATTTCCTGGCCAGGATCTACACCTACGATAATACCAGCAGCCTTAGTTTTAGGAAATAAATAATTTATTCCGTACTCAAGAGCATTAACCGCATGCGTATATTTATTATCAACATGGTCTGTGCCGATTTTATTTAATGTAACATTTTTTATGCACTTAGCTAAATCCAAACATGTAGGTTCATTGGAGATATTAAATTGCGGCCGGCCATGGATATATTTTTTAAGACAGGACTTTACGCACTTCATTTTTTCGTCATTGGATAGTTCACGGCTCTTTATATCTATTTGGCCATTAGATACACTCTTCCAATCATCTATAACGCTTGTTTTAGTAATCCTGCTTCTTTTACCGCCTGATTTATCACCGATAAATGTTATTTCCTTAATTTCCCCGGTATAACCTACAGCATCAAGACTTTTAATAAATTCCCGGTATAATTCAGGCGTAAGCATATTAAAGAATAATTTATAATAAATACAGAACAATCTTTCCTCAAAATCTTTCTGAGCGAATATCCAACCTTCTCCCTCTAGGCCAAAATCCATAAATGCGTATAATTTTGATTTAGGATTAAGATATACCTTATGGCCTAACAAATGTATTCCGTCATCGTATTCAGGATAGGATCTGTTAGTCTTAGCCTTATCATAACCTACTAAAACTTCCTGCGCTATTTCAGATTCAGTCATAGCAGCAGTTTTTTTATCAAACCAGGCTTTATCGTGTTGCGGGTTATCTGTCCAGGTAAAATGCATTTTCTTAAAACCTGAATTTGGCAGATCCTTTATTTCAGCAAATTTATTATTAAAACTTTCAGTAGGCGGAGTAGAATTTATAAAAACAGTATTGGTAGCATTTCGTATTCCTTTCCACATTTCATCAAGACATTCTATAAAAGCAGCCTCATCAACAAAAATAAACTTATACTGTGTATCGCGGCCGGCTCTAGGGTTAGCTGATTCTCCTTTAATCACCGAATTCATAGATGGAACAGAGAATATAAGAAACGGATTATGGATCGCCGGTTTTAAGAATGGCGGAAGCCTTTGGTACATAAATAATAACCGGCCATGCAAAGCATGAAAAGTATTACCAGAGTCCTGGACTTCCGATTCTTTTCTTGAAATATTAAGCGCTGTAAAACCTTTAGTATATAAAACCTGATGTAATTCCCATCCCATAGTTGTCCAAGAAATTCCGAGATCGTGAGGTTTATCTACAAATAAATCTTCATATTTATCTAACTGTTTAACTAATTCTATCTGCTTAGGAAAAAGAACAAATGGAATAATAGAAGGAGTTTTACGGGTATCCATTGTCCAAGCATAGTTATTAAACCAATAAATAATATCTTCAGCACAACGCCGGTATTCTTTTACTTGCCATTGCCTAGCTTCTGCCGGGTTGCGTTTGGCTATTTCTTTTTGCCAATCTATTCTTTCTAAATTATTATTAACTAGGATCTCCACTTGCTATCTCCTCTGCAGTCATAAATTTTGTTTCTTTCTCTTTGTGCATTACTCCACCTAAAAGAAATACTTCGAGCCGCATCAACCTTTCCAGGTCCTTGATATTTGAACCATTTATTAAAGCGCCGATTATCTTTCCTTCGCCTTTACAGGCCGGGCATAATTGTTTAATTCCGTCATCCCCGACTTGTGTACCTGTACAATTACAGCATTTACAAGGTTTATTTTTTACTCTTTCTTCGACATTATCTATAGCCTCCCGGACAGTTTCAAGCATTTTGATCCTGCGTTCTTCAAGAAGAACATTGAATTTCTCGGAAATCTTATCTTGAAAAACAGTCAATCTATATTTAAGAGGTTTTATTCCTCTTTTTTCATCACCGCGTTCAAAATACTTCTTTGCGGTTTCAAAACATATATTGGCTTTCTTGGCTGCTTTTTTTAATGAAATATCTTCAGCCAAATAACTGAATAATTCATCTATCTTTGGTTGAGGTAAAGAATACCTATATCCGTGTCCTTCCTTGGGGAGTTTTGGCAATCTTAAATTTGCTAAAGATCGTTCATTCATTAATGGGCCTCTTTCTTTCTGACCAGGAACTCAATAACGCCTGTCCTTTTATCTGCGCCATTATTAAATGTAGCGTAAAAGAATAACGTAAATGTTCCTACAACTAAAGGCGTATATTTATAATATATCTGAGTGGTAGCTATTGTGGCCGCAGTTTCAGTTAAGACCGCTGTAGCCGTACCTACTTTCCAGATCTGTACCTTAGCAGATCCGCTATCAGGCGATTGAGGTACGCCATCAATCTCGAATGATCCACGAAAAGTTACATTATCCGATACATAGTATTGGTGTTTAATATTCGGCATTAATGACCTCCTTAATGTTCTTTAAATTTATAATCATAAGTATTATCTTTAAATTTATAATCATAAGTATTATCTTTAAATTCAACTTTATTTGGTAATGAAGAAGCCGAACTGGAACTTGAACTCGATGAACTAGAAAAACTTGAACTGCTAGAAGAACTCGAGCTACTTGAACTAGATGAACTGCTCGAAGAACTTGAACTGCTGGAGCTACTCGAAGAACTTGAACTGCTAGAACTACTCGAAGAACTTGAACTGCTGGAACTCAATGAACTGCTCGAAGAACTTGAACTGCTGGAGCTGCTCGAAGAACTTGAACTGCTGGAACTGCTTGAAGAACTTGAACTGCTGGAACTGCTTGAAGAACTTGAACTGCTGGAACTCAATGAACTGCTTGAAGAACTTGAACTGCTGGAGCTGCTTGAAGAACTTGAACTGCTGGAACTGCTTGAAGAACTTGAACTGCTGGAACTGCTTGAAGAACTTGAACTGCTGGAACTCAATGAACTGCTTGAAGAACTTGAACTGCTGGAGCTGCTCGAAGAACTTGAACTGCTGGAACTGCTTGAAGAACTTGAACTGCTGGAACTGCTTGAAGAACTTGAACTGCTGGAACTCAATGAACTGCTTGAAGAACTTGAACTGCTGGAGCTGCTCGAAGAACTTGAACTGCTGGAACTGCTTGAAGAACTTGAACTGCTGGAACTCAATGAACTGCTTGAAGAACTTGAACTGCTGGAGCTGCTTGATGAACTTGAACTTCTGGAGCTGCTTGAAGAACTTGAACTGCTGGAGCTACTTGATGAACTTGAACTGCTGGAGCTGCTTGAAGAACTTGAACTGCTGGAGCTGCTTGATGAACTTGAACTGCTGGAACTCAATGAACTGCTAGAACTACTAGAAGACCTAGAGGAACTAGAACTACTAGAACTGAATGAACTGCTAGAACTACTAAAGGAACTAGAAGAACTAGAACTACTAGAACTGAATGAACTGCTAGAACTACTAGAGGAACTAGAAGAACTAGAACTACTAGAACTGAATGAACTACTAGAACTACTAGAGGATAACGAACTGCTAGAGGACGATGATGAACTAGCATCCGTCGTTGCATACATATTATCTATATAAAAAGTATTTGCCATTATGCGTCCGCGTTAACGATGGTTATAGTTAATTTATCTATTGCATCTTTATCTGCATTAGCAACTCCTGATATATCAAATTGGACATGAAGAAAATCCCCATCTGTATGTAGTATATTAGGTGTAACTTCAATATTTACTCCGCCAGAATCATGCAGGCCTATTTTTATATTTTCACCTGTCCTAGACGCCCTAATATCAAATACCCATGTATTTTTATTAGATAGATCTATTGGTGGACTAATAGTATATATTAATGTTTTTCCATTACTATCAGTTATCGCCGCAATCCCTTTTAATGAATGCGAACCTTGAGTTATATAAGGAGTAGAACCAGCGTAGGATTGCAAACTAGCACTAACATATACCTTAAACCATAAATCCCAACCCCCAACGGCTGTCCACGAAGCTCCGCCATCCGAACTATAACTAAGGTCGCCATCAGGATAATAATCTGCACCAGTCTTATCCCCTGTTAAATTCCAATAGTTATTTGTAGTTTGATTATCGCATAGCACCACCAAATGATAAGTAGTTGCCCCATTTAGAGTAAAAGGCGTGGCAAAAGTCCCTTTTACGCTACTTCCATCCCCGGGCGGAGTAACGACTATGCTCGCATTGGCATTAGCAAGTGTGCCAGAAGGCTTTCCAGCGTTGTTCGTTTCTATCCTTAATGTCCAGTTTCCTGCGGGAGTTCCTGTATGAGAAAGTTGCTTGACCTCAATAGCGGTAATGGTAAGAGCAGAAGATAACTTAAAACCTTGCGACCTTCTATATTCTGTGTCGCTAATATCCCCTAACTGATGTGCGTCAGTGCCGGATGTATTTTGCTGGTCAACGGCTTCAGCAGCATCCGTTACATACCTCGCCTGCGTGTTAGGGTCGTTATCGCAAGCCTCCATATAGTCAATTTCGATTACTGCCATGATATCTCCTAATAAAATAGAAAACTTAATTTATAATGTTACTAACCACTTCTTTACTTCATTCTTGTATTCTCCGGGCATTATCGAGGCCCGCGATATTTTATTTCTTTTGGTAAATGATTCTTTCGCTAAATTATGACAATCTTTGTATAAAGTTTTGCCATTGTTTATTTCCCAAAAAGGTTGAATGGAAATATTTTTGAGAACAATAAATTTGTCTTTTCTTACCATTAAAATTTATCTTACAAGTTAAACATAATTTTATCATTTTTTAAGTAACCATTCTGTTATTGAACCATCTTGATATTCTTTTATATTAATTCTTTTAATAGGTAATTTTGTAAAACATTCTGCTTTAAAATCTCGTTCTAATAAACAAATTCTTTCTGGCGGTAGTATGCTTAATGCCGCATGAAAATTTCCAGAAACACAACATATGAAATATGAACAATTTTGGATAATTCCTAAAAGTGTAGAAACTTTTGGAGGGATATCTCTAATATGCCTATCAATGAAATCATATCGTTCGTTAACAGGATTATGAAACACATGTTTCATTAAAGTTTCTATAGGTATATATCCCGCTTCTTTTGTTTCCTGCCATACTTTTTTTGCTACATCATAAGGAACATTAGCACTATCTGGTAAACAAGTAATCTGGAAATGAAATCCTACTAATCTATTTTTACCTTGCGTTAATTTCTTGTGGCCGTTTACTGGATCGATCCCGAGTTCATGTACGCAACAATATTCACCTTTAGTCAATTCAATCTGGCCTTCGGACATTGGAAAATCTATATCCGCGATAATATCATACATGCTTTCCGGTAGGTCATTAAAAAAAGAACCGTCGATTAACCTTACGCATGTATCAGTTAAATCGGCGGTTACTTCTTGGAAACCCAAACCTTTTTGGACTGCCAGATCAAATATAACATCAGGAAACTGTTTTGTCAATGCCTCAAATGGATTTAAGAACATCACGAGATCTCCTAGGCCATGCCAAAATACAAGTAGCACGCGATTAGGTTTTAATTTTTCGATATATTGCGATAGTTTAGGTTTATCACATTCCCATAATCTTTGCAGTCTTAGCATTTTTTCTCCTTTAGTTTTTTAATCTGGTTTTTTCCAGACTTAATTAAAAATTTAAAAGTCCTATCAACCTTTAAAGAATTGATGAAATCTACATCCACAAACCCCCCGTAAGTAACTCCTTTATATACTATGGCAAATGCAATACAATCAACATCTGGCAATAGCATATTATTTTTACCGCTAGCTGTTTCTGTATGGAAAGGATTAAGTAATGACGGTATTTTATTCTTCATATGGTAACTCCGGGTGTCTATAATTTTTATGTTCAATCTGAATTTTATAATCCAACATCTTCATAAAGTTCTCATAGAGCAAATTCATTGCGCCTTTGGCTTGATTATCCATGTGTGCCATGGTTAATTCGGATTTATCTGCCTTCAAATATGCAGCAGCGCAGTTGTGCCGATTATCTAATTGGCAGCCACGCCACTTTTTATGGTAGTATTGGCCATGATAACTGAAGATAGGAATACCGCATTCAGTTTTTATCAGACCGCGATCCATAATGGCGCGGATATAAGGCTTTAATAACTGTTCATTAGTGGCAAGCCATTGAATACCCGGTAAAACCACTGTTTTATCAGCGCTGCCTGCCTCAAGCAAGCATATATTCATAGCATCCATATCCGGCGCTTTAAAGTTTGTACCTTTCATTTCATTAAATCCTTCAATGAATATATTAAATGACTTTGCTAATGCATCACCCCAAATATTAGCGTCAATAAAAAGAGGGCAATTACAGAGATCAACCGGGTTATAATATCCTTGAGGAATTATCCACTTGCCATTAAATTGATGATGAGGATCATCATAAACCTTATTCTGTTCTTTACCGGAACATACTACTAATCCGGTCTTTGCCGCAATCTCAAAATAATGAATAGGATCTCGGGTAAAAATCATATCCGCGTCTAATACACAAATTGCGTCATAATAAATACCTATAGCGCTAGCATACCAATATCTCTTACGGCAAACAACCTCACTCAAACCATGCGCTGATTGAATTTCTTCTTCCATAATTTCTTTATAAAGAACCTTAAAACTTAATTTATCAAACTGGTCTAATACTTCTTGAGATATTTTATAACCAAAAAAATAAACATCCTGCTTATTACCTACATAATCAAGAGAGTTGAGTTCGGCAACAACTTCTGGTAAATATCTAATATCAGCGCATACTACAAATGCGTATTTAGATTTTTCCATTATAAATCTCCTTTACATTTAAACATTAAATAATGGCTATTAGTTTCCCGTTCAGGATCGCCGCTCTCGCCTAAACATTCTATCTGGCTAAAACCGGCCTTCTCTAATAATTCTCTATGCGGACCTTCTTTACCTCCTAGGTTAGTTTCAAAATATAATATCTTGCATTTAGTCCTTAACATTTTTAAATATTCAAACCTATCTCCTTTTAAATGTCCTAATACAGCGCAGAAAAATATGATGTCAAAAGTATTATTCTTTAAACATATACCATCTTCAATATCATTAGGTAAGCAATGAATATCTGATCCTTCAGCATAAGCTAAAGCAGCGACTAAATCTATTAATCTATGAGTATTATGATTTTGTTTTTCTATCGCTAATACGTATTTGGCGCCGCGCCTAGCCGCTTCCCGAGCCAGCATACCGCAAGAACAGCCTAAATCGGCGACAATTAGTCCAGTAAAGTCTTCAGGAAAGAATTGTAGCCGTTTATTGCTTCTTGGCCCTTTACGTATCAATTTACCTTTGCAATAGATATCCTGGTAACTATCCCAGTTGAAATCTATCTCTCTTTGGATGATATACTCTAAAGTAATGCCGCGTTCATTTAGATATCCTTGCATAAACGCATCTTTATATTTTTTATTCATTTTATAAGGAAGCAAAATATATCTTACGATTTCTTCTTCCGGAAAATCAGTATAATAAAGTTTAGAGAAATCACAAAGCATTACTCGGCCGTTATCTGCTTTTATAACATTACCATATTGTAAATCATGACTGGCAATGCTTAAACCTTTTGCATTTCTGATATTATGCATTTTGGCCATATAAATTCCCCATTTATAAAAATCATTGGCTATGGCCGCTTCTTCTTGAAGAATAAAATCCGCGATTTCTTTGGCCGATTTATTTTGTATTTCTAATTCTACTTTTTTATTCAAGAAGTCCTGCTGAATATGCAAAAAATCCTTGCCTTCAACCCACTCGCTTTCAATGGTAATGATTTCAGGTCCGGTTATGATATTCAATATCTTAGGAATTTCTAAGCCTTGATCCTGTAAAAACTGTCTTATGGATATGGTATAGTCATTAATAAGAAGTTCTTTTATCTTCTTATTACCATCCCTATATGCTTTAAAACCGTAATGTTCCATTTATTTTATGATATACCAGGTAAAATCATCTCCGGTTATAATCCTATCGTCAAACCTTTCTTTAATAATTTCGGTAAGTGGGTGGCATTGTAAATAATCATGCCCACCAAATATCCCTCCCGGCTTGACTAACGGATAATATAATTCCAAATCTCTGGTGATCCCACTCTTGCTATGATCTCCGTCTATCCAGACAAAATCAAATCCTTCTTTAGTAAACCTATCAGAAACATCAGAACTTTTATGCTGAATAATTATTACTCTATTTTTATACTCAGGTACCATAAGTCGTTTTATAGCATGCGATTTATTATTATCATGATATGATTGCGGTTGGCCGGCCTCATACGGCTCATCACCGGGAGGAACTTGATCTCCTTCGCGGTGTTCCCAAGGATCGATTGTATATAGGAAACAATTAGGGAGTGCCGATAATATCGCCACAGTTAAATCGGCGCATTTAGTGCCGATTTCAATCCCCGTAACCCTTACATCCTTAAAATGACGCTTGAATAAATCTTGGACTACTGCTGATTGCATCATAGTAAACCTCTGTTTTTATTTAGCCATTCAGCTAAATATACCTCATTTTCTATATGGACATGATTATCACTTAAACTCATATTCAAAAATCCTTCACTATCGGCGTATTTATCGTAAACATCTATGAAAACAAACTCGGATTCACTTAATTTCTTATTCATATATTTGACATAATCCAACCGTTCGATATCCGATCCTAAGAATGGAAATCCAGCGTTTTCAGAAGCTAATGAGCGTCGCGGAGGCGGTACTACATTATAAATCAGGATATTCTTATTTACCGCAGCATTTAACCTTATCGTATCTAAATAATTCTTTACCAATATATCTATTGTGTTCTGCCAGGGCTGGTATTTATGAACATGGCACCTGCAATCAATCTCACCCCAACAAAAAACAATACCAGCATCGATTGGTATATCTTTAACCAATATCGGTTTAGATAACCCTAAACTATGCATTGTCATAGGCCCGCAGGTCCTAGTGATAACTCCGGGTATTTTAAGCCATGCATGCCAGCAATGACTGTCGCCTATGGTATATATCATTTTGGCCTTTTTATAAAACCTTTTTCATAAACATCTGAACTAATTTCTGGTATCATATTATTGAATTTTTCCATAAAAGATTTAACTAAATTATAATTATATTCTATCTTATCAATAACATCTTTACTGTTTTTATGTATATCAAGTTCTGAAGCGATCCGGCCTTCCTGCCACCAGCGACAATGCCAACCGTAAAGTTGCTGACCTATACTATTAAATATTGTATCTCCAGTGGGACCTATCCGCAATAAAGTTTCAGCCCAAATAGAATCGCATACCCATAGATACCTATCTAGACCTAAAATTCTATCCTTAGGAACATGTTTACAGATAGACCTATTATGACAGATCATCGGATGCGTGGCTTCTCCTTTAAACGGGTCTTCTGTCTGGAAATTGACTAAATCAAAAAAAACTTCCGAATATTGATATCCAGAAAAGTTTATAGAATCAAAAGCGGCGCACATCGACCTATCCCAAATTCCTTTATCATTACCGAAAGGCATATCTTGAACCTTAGCAAAGCTGAATGGAAATTCACCGGAAATAAATATACCGGATTCGGATATCTTAAAATAAATATCTAAATTCGCAAAAACAAACTGATCTGCCTGCAGCAAACAAACAGATTTATACTTACCTTCTTTTAATAATTTTCGCGCCAATAAAGAAACAGGAAACCATGGATCAAGCATAGGATATGCTTGATTACTTCTTTTATCTACAAAACTATTTTTATATTCAGATATTAACGTATCTAATCTATACCAATTTACATTGAATGGAAATGCTTCTGTGATTCTTTCTCTATGTCTAGGATCCCATAGATCATCATGGACTATCTCCCAATCGGCATTAGTTTTGAAATAATTCTGTGCGTTCATAGTTGAAATTAATCCAAAACTATAAGCGTTAGAAGAACCAACTATAAATGCGTAATCGCTTTTAGGTTTCATTCTTTCCAATACCTCTTTTCCGAATCATAACCGTCCATCTTACGCAAAATCGCTAATCCATAAGCGGAAGACCATATCCTGCACCACTCGAAATTATAATGATTATTCAAAAAAGGAATTATTTTATGGAATGCTTCCTCTGAAGGCCCATAAACATCATGCATAATAAAATATCCCTGGCCGTTGCCTTTAATCCTAGGATATAAGACCTCGAGCTCATGCATAACGTGTTTGGTATCGTGGGCGCCGTCTTGGAAGATCAAATCAAATTCGATATCCTTAAATGTTTCAGCCGTAAGATTAATCGAATCCATATTGATTATTGTCGCCGGCAGGCCATCTAATCTTTTTTTAGCTAAATCAGTCTGCACTATATCAATCCCATAATACTGGCCGTTATCTATCTGATATCTTACGCCGTTATCCTTGACCGCATTAGCTAGATACCATGCGGTATAGCACTCAGCATGGCCTATTTCCAAAATCTTATGCGCTTCTATTGCCCTAGCAAGAAAATAAAGCATAGGGCCGAAGAAAGTTATCGTAGAATTGATATTAATAAAATGCGCTGAATGGATCAACTCCATAATCGGTGCTGGATGTTGCGTAAAATATTCAACATCTTTTGGGTGTTCGATATAGCGGTTAAAATAGGTAACTAATTTCTTATCCATTGAATTCCATTCTTTCTTGTATTGTAGGCAGTCTTTCCCGGTCGCATTTCTTATGGCACTCTTGGTTTATACATACCATAACGCTGTATCTAGACATATTATGTGTCCTTTGTTCAACTTTTATTTTCTGTTTAGGACAATCGTCTTCCATTAGAAATATCCGCTTCCATTAGTAGAATTATCTGTATAATTCTGACTTGTGTAAGTCCAGCCATTCCCATAAGTTCTTATTACTATATGAAATATAGAGGCCTCTAGCGGACTTAACAATGCTTTCAAATGATTATCGTATTCATCTTTATCATTTACCAATATATCGCAAGCGGCATTTATTAACTTCATCAATTCCTGATTCCGCCTCTGTCAGGATGATGGATTAACGCTAATTCTCTGCGCTTCTTATTGACATCTTGTTTGCTGCAAAAATTAGGTAATCCAAGTTTTTCATATAAATTTACGTTAGGAAATCTTTTTGGCAACGCCTATTCCCTTTCCGTCATGATTTTCCATAAATGTAAAATTAGCGGCATTGATCTTCTTGAATTCGTCCCAGACATCCTGCAGGGAACAACCGTCAGGGGTCAAATCATCGAAAACAATAAAACCGCCGATATCTAATATATTTACCGCATTAGCAAGATCCTGCCTGGCATAGTCTTTATCGTGGTTTCCGTCAACTAAAATGTAATCAAACTTATAATCCGGAAATTTCTGGGCGTAGGCCGGTATCTGCGCTAAGGAATCTCCTACCAAGAATTGAACTTTATCCACCGGAAGATTTAAATATTTAAGATTATTGAACACTACCTCAGGTGTGGCCGGAGCCTCGGTAAAGGTATCGCAAAGAACTATACGCTCAATGATATTTGTATCTATAAAAGCGGATAGCAACTGGCAAATCGATATCCCTGTTCGGCAGCCGATTTCCAAAATTCTCTTTGGCTCAATAACTGAACCTAAGAACCAAGCAAAGTGATAAGTATCCATAAATTTATCTTTATTTTTATTGTAATGCCAAAGATAGGCCTCAAGATACTTATCTTCTGGATTTATCTGTTTTAATATACGCATAGTATTAAATATCGCGGAGTCAGTCTGGGGTTGATGATAAAAATCACCCAATTCTTCAGGTATATTCGCAGTCCCTTTCAATTCATCTTTCTTTGGTGTTACTTCCTTATTTAAATTTAGAATAAAAGGCCCGCCGGTTTTATTTTTATCTTCCATTTTATCTTCTCCTTTTAAGTTAAGTATAACTGGTTTTTCATTTTCATATCTTAATACTCCGCCTAAATAATAAATTTCAACAGCCCTGGCAATATCTTCGGGCCGAATTAACTCCATACACATCGGAGTTTTATTCTCGGCCTTAAAAGTGCATTCCTCTATCCTCGACCTCCAGCACCCGTCATATACAGCGCATTTAAGCGCGCCATTAGTATAGAGGAAGCGGTGATCCGGATTTAACTGCCATCTTACGCCTTCCCGAGCTCCCGAAACAACGACGCAGGGCTTGGATAACGCGGCCATGATAACCATCTGCATGGATACCGGGCATATGGCGCCCTCGGCATATTTCGACAACAAGAAAAGCTGCCTGAGGTTAGTTTTACCTCTTAAATCGATTACGCCGTCCAATAGCGGGTGGGTATGAGCTGAATGGCCTACCTGAACGAATTTAATCTTGTCTTTAAGCAAATCCACAACCTGCTGATAATACGGATAGTATTTTAAAGTATAATCATTCTTTACGCCGGCATTTATTATCCAGTATTTGCCCTCTACCTGTCTAGGCAGCGACAGTTCTTCTTTAGAGAAGAAGATATCCGGTTTCATCCCGGTGCGAGGTATATCGATACCTAACTTCTGCGCTAAGAACATCCTATGCCCATCAGCGAAAGGCAGGCCCGACATACCAGAGATATGGATCAAAGGATAGTGCGAAATTATATATTTAGTGTCCCCGACTAAAACAGGAGGCAAGCTTTCGTTCTTCTTCAGGTCCTCAATCGCTTTATTCGCGGCCGCAGGATCAGGAACATCGATATGCGTGATATAAGGGCTATTCTGGTAAATCTCATTGCAGGGAGTCCTGACATCGGTAATGTATTTACCCGGATGAGCCTTATGTAAAGAGCGCAGCGCAATTGACATTATCAGTATATCCCCGGGACTTAAATCATTAACTAAGACGATTTTTTCCATTACTTGTCTCCTTTTCTGAATACGCAGTATTCAATTGTTTTTGGCAGTATGATAAAATTCTTCTTTACGCCTTTAGCCTTTAATTGCCCGATGATATTATTGATTACCTGCAGATCATCATTAGAACTTACTTTAAAAATGATAAAATCATTAGTGTTTATCTGTTCGATTTCTATCCCGGTTACGTAGGCAATTGTGCCTTCCAGTTTTTCTATTTTTAACTTTTCTTTTCCCATTATGCACCGTCCTTCTGGAATATTATTGAGTGTATGTCTTCTCTTGGCGGACATTCCGACATTGAATTTACCAATAGTGAGAAACCATAAAACTTAAATAGCGCTTCCAATAACTCAACGCTGTAGTAATGCAGGTGCTCTCCGGGCTTAAAATGCTTCCACTTATCCCAAAATACGCCGATAGGTTTTATCGGCATGGCTATGGCCACAAAATCGGTATTCTGCAATAAAGGCGCTAAGTCCGTAAAATCAGGAATATGCTCCAAGACATCCCAAAGAGTAATCAGGTCATACTGCTTATGGCGGATTCCTGTCTGCGGCACCGGCATAATATCGAAGGTGTCCATATTCTCGTCTTTAATATAGGAAGGCTTGAACGCGGAAAACCAACCCACTCCGCAGCCGTAGTCCAGGACTACCGGCCACTTATTATTAAAATGCAGAGCGGAAACAAAATCCCAGCGAATATCATTGATTTGTTTGGCGGTATGGGTGTGGATCCTTAAAAGATTGAAGTAATAATTGACATCATATTTTATCATTCTTACCCCTTAAAGCGATCTTATAGAACCGTCGCTTAATTTATAGGTCCCAGAAGCATGGGTCTTGGTGATTGAATTATTTATTTTAACATCTTTTATCTCAGGAAGTTCTAATCCCGGGATACTAACAACATATTCCTCATACCAGGGTGAGGTATTAATGGCCTGGTTAATCGATTTAGCTATGGTAATGACACTTATCGACCTGGCATTGGCATCCAATGACTGGCGTTCCAATATCCTGTCCAGCCGGCCATCCTTTAAATCGAATAAGTCGTGCTTATAAATCTTGATCCTGTTTTGGATAGTGTTCTTATCTTTCTCCAATTCCTCTATCTTCTCGAAGGTCAGGCGCACTGCTTCCTTGATAGCAGCCACCTGTTTAGCCTTGATCTCGAGTTTTAAAGCGTCCAACTTTTTATCTTCCATTAATGCTCCTTTCTTAAACAGGGATAAAATAAATTTTATACTTCTGCGATAGTTTTAAGAAATATTTATCGGCGTCCTGGGGGTCTTTAAAAGTAAGGATGAGTTGCAGGTTTAGCTTACTGTTATCTACGATAACGCCCTCAAAGGTAACTTCGCCGGTAGCGTAATCCTTCTTTGATAAAATAAATACAGGCTCTTTTAATTCGAGTTGTTCCATTTAGGCCGCCTCCTTAAGCGCTTCTTATCACAGCCAAGATGTCCTCATCCTTAATCAAGAACAATTGCCTGTCCTTTTGGCCGGGTATTTTAGATACCTCTATTATTTCGGTGTAAGAATATTTGGAAAACAGCACAATATCGCCGCTGGTTATCTTAAATTTGATATCACTATCGCCAGCCACCGCGATGACCCGGCCCTTGGTCGGCGCCTTAGGCTTAGTCTGGCCGGGTAAACTTACCGCGCTGTCATCCCCCGGGATAATTATGCCTCCTGGAGTCTTTTGTTCCTTAGTCTTGGTGTCTTCAGGCTCAACCAGCACCCTCTTATTTAACGGATCCACTATATTCATCCTTTTCAAATTCCATTAGATTCGACAGGCGTATTTTCAGCCTGATTTTTCTTCTTTCTGCCACCTCTTGCACCGTAATATCTCGCTGAATAGCAGGTAAGAATTTTCATAATATCCTCTGCTAATTCTTCTTCGTATTTCTTTTCTTTGGTTTCCATTATCTCAACTTCAATTTCAAGATTTGTAAAAATTGCATCAAGATATTCATATCCAAATCGGGCAAGTCTATCTTTGTATTCAATCAGCACCCGTTCAACTTTACCCTCAAAGCACATCTTGATTAACTTGTGTATGCCATTTCGTTTTTCGTTTATTCCGCTGGCAATCTCGTCAATCAAAACATACTTGTAGCCTTTGGCTTCTGCGTGTTTCCGTAACCTGTCTTTCTGCCGTTCAAGATTCTCTTTCTGTTTTGCCGTTGAACATCTTGCGTAAATCACAGTCAACTTTTCTTGCTTCTCTTTCTCGACTCCCATATAAGCGTCTAAGTCTTCCTGACGGAAACGCCGATGCTCACCAGTAGTCTTGAAAGACTTTATCTTTCCGTTGTTGGCAAGCGTCTTGAGAGTGTTTATTGACACCCCAAGATAACCGCTTGCTTCTGTAATTTTATAGATTTTCATGCGATACTCGAACAAATGCCGATACACTCTGTTTCTTTTTCATCATCCGTATCGTAATATGATGACAACTCCCCCCGTTCTATCCGCCCACGAAACGCCTCAAGAGTTTCATCTTTGAAGAATGAAATATCTTTACCAAGATATTCTCTCATTTCCCGTTCTACTCGTTCTCGTTCTGCATAGACTTCTGGTAATTTCTCATAAAGAAGTTTCCAATGTTTTTTCCCTGCACGAACGCACCCCCCAGAACAATTGTTATGCAGGAATCCCAATCTGTAGAGGAGTGGTTCTTGAATGTTTGCAGCCTTCAGGAAGTCGTCAATCTGCTGTTTTGTTGTGTTCTCTCTGATAAGTGGAAATGTCAACTTCGGCCATTTTCCAGTTCTTACAGCAACCGTTTGATAAACTCCGACAATTCTGTTTGCTCTATGTGGTTCATCAGCACCAATACCAAATACAAGCGTATCTCCATCTTTGTAGAACTTTTGCAGTCGTTCTGCTTTTAGGATTCGAGAGCAAAAAGGCATACGATTATTTGCCAAAGCATTGTTGTTATAAAACAATGCCTCTGGACTTCTTCCATCCGAATCGAAAGTGATGGGGTGATTAAAATGTTTTGAAAGGTCATCAAGGAAACGATATAGGTCTGCGTGTTCCCATTTTGTATCATTGAAATACAAGATGACCTCTTCTTTTGGATACTGCTTCAATGCCCAGTCTGCACACCAAGCCGAAGCCTTTCCGCCACTAATTGCTACTATCACACTCATGTTTCAACTCCCTAACTAATTTCTCGTTTGCATCCACAATCTTCTGCATATCCTCAACGGATATTTCTTTTTCCAAAGGCTCAAAGAAATAAACCTTCTCGTCCTCTGTCTGAAAATACTCTTTCGTTACTTTGATGACTTTCATATTTCACTCCTTAAATATACACTATTTCTGGTTAAAAAGCAAGTAATTTTAACCGATTTCTTTTGATTTTGTTGGATTTTCATAAGCAGTTAGAACCTCCCTTGCCTCCTTCGTTTTCCTCGCGCTGCTTTTTAGCTGCGCTGTAAAAATCTAAGATACCGTTGATATAACCTGAGCGCTGATCCACCGGCTCTTTAGTGCAATCGGAAATCAGGCGGTTTCTAATTTCTTCCAAAGTTTCCTTTACTATTGCAGGTGGCATTTTAGGCCTCCTTTTCCTTTAATTTGAAGAACTCTTTATTTTGGCAACTATCGCACCTAACTTCCAGGCTTTTGTCAATATGCTTATCAGAACCCTGGTACTTATTATTTACGCATAGAGCGCAAGGCTTTGAATTATCGAATGGCTGGTCAGCCATCATTACTACGCTAAATCTTTTTTTCTGCCAATCGCAGCCTGACATTTTATCCTTGTGTCGCTATTAGTATCCCGTCCTGAAAATAGAAATATACACTCTCATAGCCTATTCTGTACTCCCAAAGCGTAAACAATCCCCTAGCGCTCCTGTAACTGGCGCCGTAGTCCGGCCTGCCATAAATAACCTGGACTTCCTTATAGGTTACGCCCAAGCGCGGCATATCATTATGAAACCTGGGAAGGCTTAGCCGATTCATCTTCAGACTTGAGCAGCCTATCATAAATAAAAGAATGACGATAATAAAAAAGCCCTGACAATAATTCAGGGCTAAATTGGTGATAGACAGGCTTTTCTTTATATTGAGCATCTTAAGGCTCCGGGTTCAGTTTAAATTTTAACTATGCTCAATATAACTCTAATCCTATTTTTGTCAAGCATTATTTTATATGCATTTTTGCTTTATAAAAAGGCATATTTCATTTAGAACTATTCTCTTCTGAACTCTTCCTTACCATACAGACGCTGGAAAATAAAAATATGGTATAAAAAAATTTAAGGATTTCATAAAACCGGGAAAAAGAAGGCCGGTATTTTATAGATGTATTATGATTGAAGGATCATGAATCATAGTTCGAAGCTATATTGCGGAGTAATGGTGCGGATTTG